GATGCAGTGATGCAGTGATGCAGTGATGCAGTGATGCAGTGATGCAGTGATGCAGTGATGCAGTGATGCAGTGATGCAGTGATGCAGTGATGCAGTGATGCAGTGATGCAGTGATGCAGTGATTAGGGTTTCTACCTATACGGATATGACAATCTGAGTGTTAATATCTCAATGTCACAAACCACATGGACACCAAATGATTACCGTAAAAAATACAAGCCGCTACAGCATGAGCGGGGCCAGTGAGATGGCCTACCAGATTGAATATTCAGATGGCACCAAGGTACGCGCAGTCGAATCGGTCGGTCGAATCATTCGACGCGAATGCATGCTCGCCGGTGCATGGGTGCTTGCGGGTAAACCCTATGTGATCGTTGCCAACAAAAAGCGGCAAGCTGAAAAAATTAAAGCGATTGTTGAAGCATCGCTAAAAGCGTGACGTTTAGCACTTGCAATATGTAAAACTGCATGTCACAATCCCCTTACTGCATGTGAACGGCATGCAGCGTGACGCCGGGCCACACTACCCGAAAGTTTTAGGAAACAAAATGACCCCTGACATCATCGCAACTATCGCGGCAGTCGCCATTCTCGTATGGGCTTTCTTTGGGCCTGTCAAATGATGCGCAGCGAACAAGCAGCTAACGTCCTGTTAGCACAATCAGCCCCCCAAATCGGCCACACATTCAAGCACCCGGCGCCAGTGCGCACCATCAAGCGTGTGTCTGTTTGGGCGCGTGTGGTTTCTTTTATCAAATTTGGAAAGTAACGATCATGAAAACTCACGCTGAAAAACTCGCAGAAATACAAGCCGCGCATGAGCGAGCAGTAAAAGCATTGGAGCGAGAAACTAGGATTTTAGAAATGTTTGCAAACAATGGTTTGCCTGTACCTGACTATATTGGCGGCGCACTTTATGGGGCCATTGGTGTTACATACCGGAACGGCAATAAAAACCTGAGAGGTTTACAACAAGCCTTTGAAATTTTCAAGAAATTCAAGCAAATCGTGCCTTTTAACATACTGAAAAACAGTTGCACAATGCTGCACCCTGAGCGGCTTTTACCTGAAAAAGAAAAGTCAAAAGGCTACAAAATAGACAGTATGCATAGCGGGGATTATGCGGCTATGCTTTGTGTGTCCCACATACACCAAAGCCACACCCGCGCATCGTTTGATTTTTTCGCGTCGGTCGATTCGGTTGCTTTCAAAGTGTCTATTGACTTCGGTACCGCTTACATTGGCATGTGTCCGCAGTTGGCACCTGTTACCAAAGAAGACCGGGTGCTTAATAAGCTAGTGGCGAGACATTTTGCCCAGAATGCAATCTTACGAGCGCACTCATCCCATTATCTGAGCTACGCGAGCGGGGACACAGGGCCGGTTAAAACCTCTAGCGACCACAGATATTTATTTCTCTCTGACTATTCCGATTCGATTGTGACGCCAGATGATTGCGTGACGTTAAATGACGCAATCGGCGGAATTGTTGAAGAGGGGGGTGTTTAAAATGCTGCACTTCATTTACACATATGAAGAAAAAGATAGAAAAAGCAATGGTTCATGGCACTGCCATAAAACGGTAAAAATATACAAAATAAAAAGAAATGAGCCTGTTTTAATCGGGACACTTACAGAAACATATGTGAGTGAATTTCAGCTATTCATGATGTGTGCTGAAATAAATAAGGCTATGCCGAAATCAGCATTTGCAAAGCACGCCAATGGCTCACGTATATACGGTGCGGCATGGCTTTTAAAAGAGGCAGGTATTGCCTCAATAACTCGAATTTAAAAGGGTAGACCGTGAAAACCAATTTCAAGACAGTGGCCACCACGGCATATAAAACCAGCGACGGGCGTTTGTTTGAAGACGAAGACGACGCAAACAAAGCGCAAGCCGATATTGTGGGGGAGTGTGTAAACGGCTTGTTTAAATTGTTCGGTCTGGATGTTTCACGTAATCAAGAATTCAGGGGCTGTCTAGCCGCAATGAAACACCCGGATTTGTTTAAAGAGGTTGACGCGTTATATAACGCTCTGACGTTTTCAAAGGACAATCAACCATGAAAACCATCATCAACGGCTACACGGTCGAAATAGAAATAGAGCAAGATACCGACATGCGAGCCCCGTGGATTGAAAATGACGGGCACGGTAAGGTGCGCGAGGTTTATACATGGGCGCACAAGCCCGCTAAAAAACCCGGCGAAGTGGTAATCCACCGAGACCGTGATTATTATCACCTGTACGACCTGCAAGCCGCACAAGCCGAAGCACTGCGCGACGGATGGGGCAGCGAGAATGAGCCCGCAGGTATCACAAAACGCCAGAAAGCCGCACTGGCAGTACAAGCCGATATTGACTATTTACGCGGATGGCTTCGCAATGAGTGGCATTGGCTTTATTACAAATGCGCAGTGACAAGCCCGGAAGGCGAGCAAATAAAAGAGGATTACTGCGGGGGATACGACGATGAAAAATACGCGACAGAATGCGCCATAGCAGAAGCCGAGCACGCAATAAGTGGGCACAGGCAAGCCACCCAAAAGGAAAGCGCCGAGCGTGAATACTGGGCTGAACGTGACGTTGTAACAATTTGAGGGGTCAAACCATGAACCGCAAACAAGCATTAAAACGTGCAGCACTACACGTCAGTATGCCGCACTATATAAGTGGTCGGTGGCACGTTTACAAGCCATACAAAATGACAAGCCCGGAAGTAGCGGGTTCTGAGCCATTCGCAGCACACAATCGAGCGCAGGCATATCAACAAAGGGCGGATTATGTGGCCAGCATTGCATTGCATTTTCTTGGTTATTCTGGCGAAGAATACCAAGAAGGAGATGAAACAATTGACTATTACGCGCACTGCCACGCGCCTAAATTCGGTCATATGACTGCACGGGAATTGCTGGCAGAAGCAATTAAACAAATTGATTTGATAAGGTTTCTAAATGAAAACAAAAATTAAATTAACCCCCGATGGTGCATCCGTGCAAATGGAAAAACTGCAACCATCTGGCATGTATTCAGTGATTGCCCGAAAAGCATCCGGCGAACTACACGACAAAATTACGTGTGACACTTACCGCGAAGCGTGCCATTTTTTCAAATCCTTTTATAAGGTGTTGAAAAATGCTTAACGCATACGCAAACAATCCCACTATGCGGGCTCAATATCTCAAGGCCAACGGCATAACGCATGCTGAAATTTGGCAAACAGACAACGGCTACACGCTGCATTTGTGCAGTGCCCCAGGTATCGGCTTTGCCGAATCCCCCGAATACCCCACTGCAAACCAGTGCCTTGTCTATTTGCGTAGAGACTGCAATTGCGTTGAACTGGAGGTTTTGAATGGCTAAACCCACACAATGGCTAGTTATCGTGAACGGCACCCCCCATAAATTCACTCAGCGACGCCCGGCACGGCAATTTGCAAAAAACGAAAAAGAAAAAGGCAAGACCGTGCAAACCAAACCCCTATTTTATTTTTCATGAGGTGCTTTAATGAAAGCCATAATTCAATTATCGACATATCGCGACAAATCAGAGCTGCATTACGATGCACAGCCCGTGTATAACTGCCGCACAATTACAGATTGCCTTGTAAAAATAAAAGAACTACCGCACCATGTCGGCGGCCTTAGCTTCACCGGGGCGGGCTATGGGTCACGTATTCCAACCCGCTACATGGTTTTTCATGGCGGCAAATGGCGAAGGGTTTACAGCCGCATTTATTCAAATGCGGGCACGCTTTATATTGGGCGCCTCAAACCAACAGGCGAGCGGGCAACTGTGGACATAGAGGGGGCTTAATCATGACAAGCGACCAATTAAAAGAAGTAACCTATAGTTATCTCGTCTGCCTGCTTTGGGTCATGCCGGGTGACGACGACAACGAAAACCCCGGCGACAGTCTGTCCATTCACTGCGACCTAGGCGAAGGTGTACGCGAAAAGGCCGAAGCAGACTGTAAGAACTTCGCCAGCGCATGCGGCTTGCTTTTTGATCTGGCGTTACAGCAAGACGGCTACACGCTCGCACAGTGGGGGCATGACTTCGCACTAAGCCGCAATGGCCACGGCACGGGCTTTTGGGATAGAAAAGAATTGAAGCCCATGAAGATAGGCGAGCGAATCAGCAAGCTATGCGGCTTCTGCACCCTCTTCCCTGAAAACAATTTGTACATCGGTGACGATGGCAAGGCATACTTTGAACGAATGACGTAACGCCAGCACAAACAAGCTAAACCGCAGGCTGACGGCCTGCGAATTGCCTAGGGGCTAGCCACTCTCTCGGGGGTGGCTAGCCTTTGTGCATTTCAAACCGGGCAATGAGCCTGAACGGCCTAGGGGTCACGCTTCGGTAATGGGGCGTGACCCCTTTTTCATGCATGCATTCAAAACGCATCAAAGCCGATTCTGAGCGAATAAAAGCCAAACACTATGCTACCCCTTGACCACTCTCTGATAGTTCAACTGGCACGCGTTACGCATGCTTACGATACGCAATCCAATGCATGCAATCCGCTGACTAAACGCGATTCTGAGCAACTTGGCTTTTCCTGGCGATCAGAGCGCGGCGCGGTGAGCGAGAGAAAGGAGTCGTAACAAAAACAGCATTTCCAGAAAAGCTATCCTGTTCAATTTTCAATTCCAGTTTTCACTTAACACCGGAAAGACAAGCACCATGCCCATGACACAAGCAGAATACGAAGCCGAGATGATTCGTATCACTCAGACGCACACCGCCGAGGTCGTTTACCTTGTTAACCTGAACGTGCTCGGCGCCCAGGTTTGTGTGACGATGGGTCACAGCATGCATCTAATCATTGCTGAAGCGGTTCGCTGCTACTGCAATGCGCACAACATCACCCTCGATCAGTTGCGGGCGTGTGCGATTGACATGGACCGGCTGTCGGGCTCCATTGCAGAGCTTGCCGACATGCCCGATGAGATCACGTACCCTTCATCTGAGTGCAATGATCTGTTGAATCGCTTTCGTTAAAGACGGGCGTATCAAGCGGGATGTCTCTGTCGAGTAAGTCGTATCCCGCTTTGGTTAGCCACGACAACTCGATGTAGACGTTGTGCTGAATCAACTGCTTGTTGAATGCGAGGCGCATTGCAGCTAAGCATTCATCGCGCCCCCTCTGAGTCATAGTCATGAGTATGTAAAGCGGATTGCTAGCTTTACCCCACCTACGCCGACCACACCAATAGTGGTCAACCGCACGACATACCTGCTCATCAGTAATCGCATAAGGCTGCTGGCTCATCTCCGATCTCCTTTCAATACTTACGACGCACGCGCCGAGTTTTCTTCACAGGTGGCTTTGTCTGCGTCAACGCATCGCGCATGGCCACACAAGCAGAGTCTTTGCCCCTGGGTTTTGCCCCTGGGTTTTGCCCCTGGGTTTTGTCCCTGGGTTTTGCCCCTGGGTTTTCTGTATAACTTTCATCCGGCGATTCTTCAAGCTCGTCGTTCTCAATCGGAACGATATGCAGCTTGCGCACACCTGAACGACTCAGGATCATCGGCAAGATACCAAGCCGCTCGACACGCTGACGGGCCAGGAATACATGCCGCTCGCTCATGCCTGAGAGCACGCCGATCTGCTTGGCACCAAGACCCATGAACAAGAGCGCTGCAATCAATCGGTCTCTGCGTGCAATGTCACGCTGCTCGTTCTGGTTGAGCCAAACGAATCGCTCATGCACGTCTGATCCCTCAAACAACTTGACCAGGCGATTCATTGCGGGCACGCCAATGACCTTCGTGATTGGATGATCCTCATTGACCTCAGTCGGTACATACAACTGACCAATACCACCGAACCAATCGACCAGTAGGCACGTAGCTGTGTACCCGATCTCAGCCGCTACATCTTCAAGAATCCCGTGTGTCTTTTGTCTCATTGAGAACCTACCTTTCAGAAAACATCATTCAGTTACTAATCTAAACCCTCTACGGCAGGTACGGCAGGTTAATACCCTTTTTATAGAACCCTCTCGTGTGAGGTGAACTAGTTCATGTAAAAGAGCTTAAACCTGCCGTACCTGCCGTAAAACCAATCGTCACGATTCAAAAAAGCCGTCAGCCCAATCGTCAGCATTGACATCAATCGACTTGAGCTTCAATCCTAAACGCCACCTTTGACCAGACGCGTCCTTGAACGGCGGGAAACGCTGCTCCAAGCGCTTGCCAAGGGCAATGCTTGACTTCACATATTGCAAAACACCCCTCTGTTTTGCGAAGGTTTCCCAAGACGCCCACAGCGATTTCATCGACTCGCGATACTCGGACTGCATCTCGCATCTCTCGTCCAACCATTCGGACAACAAGTCCATTTGCGCCCGGTACTCGTCTCGTGCCCTCTTGACAGACTCAGGCAGCAACAAGCCTCTTGCCAGGTAGGCCCCCGCCGCCAACACGACAAGTGCTAATACCCCCTCGGCTTCTGCTTCGAGCTTTTGCGCCAAATCTTCATCCTTCGTAATCAGTGGGTCGTTCTCAAAGTTACGGGTGAATGGAAGCAGCACCAGGCGGCGCCAAATACCATTGTCGTTACCCTTGACAACCGGCTTGTGGTTGGTAGGCATGAACGGCACCCATGAAGGCTCTACCTCAATCGACATGCGGGCATACATTGCGCGTGCAGGGATCGCATCGCCACCTGTCATTGACTTGATAGCACCTTCTCGTAGCTCAGAGCCCTCATCAGGCTCAGCGATGTAGACAAAGCGTGCGCCTTGTAGTCTCACGATGTCCTCACGCGGTCCGCTGCCTGAATTGCTGCGTCCATCGCTCACAAAAGTTTCAGGCGCCGCAGACTTAGCGTATGTGCCTAACACTTTGCGGATCGTTCCGAAGACCGTGCTCTTGCCGTTGGAGCCGTTGCCGTAGGGGATGACCATCACGTCTTCTACCGGATCGCCAACCGCCGCGTAACCAATCAGACGCATGAAGAACTCACACATCTCACGGTCATCATTGAACACATCGCTGAGCACTTTCCTGAAAAGCGGCGCTTGTGCTTTTGGGTTGTAATCGCACGCGCATGCCCTGGTCATCCGGTACGCAGGGTCAGGCTGCATCAACTCACCTGTGCGCAGATTGACAACCCCGTTCTGCACGCACAGCAAACCCTTGTGTTTGTCCAACTCACAAGCAGGCACGCAAACGCGAGGATCACTACTGGCCAAGTCAACGACGTTGCGCACCATCTTTGCTTGCTGGCTGATCTTGCAGAAGTCGTAGAACTCAGCGATGTCTTGCTCATGCTCACCCGCCTCATGTACCAAACCTCTGATCGTCTCTTTGGCATAGAACTCAATCTCGGTCTTGGTGCTGCGCTTCCAATACACGCCTGTCCAGCAGTACCAGGCGTCCGTCTCAGGAACGAACATCAGCGAGTCACCGTACTTGTCCAGCATGCGGTCGCAGTTGCCAAACTCGGTGAGCGGTCTCTTTTGCTTGACGGTGGGTGTCAGCTTATCGGGCGGCGTGATGAGCTTGCGGCAAAAGGCAATCGTGAGTTTCGTGCCGAACTTCTTGAACTTCTCAAGCAGCGTCTGAGCAAGTGACTCGCGATCAATGTCTTGCAGGCGCGTGTCTTTGGCGATCTGAGGGCACAGCTTCTCGCGAATCTGCATTTCCTCTTCACACTCTTTGATCTGCTCTTTCCACTCGGCAACCGCCTCATACTTCTCAAGCGTCTTGGCGTCCTTTGCGTGACGCAGCAGATACGCGCCTGTGATCGAGGGGCCTGTGTAAGAGCCGAACGAGTTCCACTTTGCTTCAACTGCCTTGTTGCCAGGGTACTTCTCGTTCGATGTCTTAGACCATTCCTTCCACAACTCCAACGCCTCATCGCTGCCGTCGAACTCGTGATGCAGCGATTGGCCGGTCTGCAACCACTCTTGATAGCCGCAATCAGCACTCAGGTGCTCAAGCAGCACGCGAGCCTTCTCAATGCTCATGCCGATCTTCTGCTTGATCTCTTGCGAGGTGGCGAACCAGTCATCGTCAGATACAGCGCCCAGCATCCCGCCCGATTGCGCACTGTCATAGGCCACCATTGAGGCAGGGGCACCGAAGCGCTGCTTGTAAAGCACATGCACGCTCTCAGGCATCTCGGCGATGTCCCATCCGAAGAACGAGCAATCAGGGGTGCTGTTGCCGGTCACCGTGACGTATCCGGCAGCGTGGAAGAACTCAATGCCGAACTCAAAGCGCTTCTTCTCGTTGTGATCTTTGCGGTCACGGCATGCGCCTTTGAAGAAGGCTCGTATACCAGTGCCGCTCGGACTAAACTCGCTGTATGTCCCTTGGATAAGCTCGCGCACGGCGGGCAATATGACGCCATCTGTCACGCAATCGTCAAAGTCCAATGCTACCAACTGGTTCGCAGCGATCATGGCCAAGCCAACACCGCTGTAGTTGCGCCTGGGTACTGTGTCGATGGCGTTTTGCAGTGAGGTCAATGCGCTCAAGTCTTCAGGGCTACCCTGAGGTATCTCTTTGGAGCGCGGCGCACCGCTGATGTAGTAGGGGATTTTCTTGGGCTTCTTTTCCCCCTCAATTTGGGTAAGCCGCCACACAAGCCATGTGTTGCAGTCTTTCAGAAGGCGTGGGAGCGCGTGGAGTGATGCTGGTTGATTCATGACGTTAGAACCCCGCGACTGTCCACATGGACGCAAGCTCGCGGGCACTGACTGCTTTGAGCGACCCCTTCGACTCTTGTTCTACGACACGCATGGCGTCTTCAATGCGGAAGGCCAGTGCTGCCGAGATGTTCTTACCCCGGTTGCCGCCCTCTGAGGCAAGCTGGAAGAGGTAGTTGACCTTGGTGCCTGCGAGAGTCGCGGCTCGCTCTTTTTGCTCAGGGGTAGCCTTACGCAGCCAGGCTAAGAGGGGGGTGATGGGTTCGGTGTTCATGGACGGCAGTTTAGCAAGTGCGAAGTAAGTGACTATAAGGGTTGCGCACCGAGCCGCAACCAGGGGGTGTTTTGATAACAGAGGTGCCCATACGAGAAGCTGTATGGGCTATGAGAACTTACGACGTGAGGTCGTCCGATTGGAAGAGAGTCGTTTGTTCACACAGACCGACTTCTTGCGGCTTCTTGTTGATGTCGTGCCAGCGGTGAGGTGCGTTGTCGCTGTCATGTAAGTCCCAAAAGCGAGCGAACATCGCAGCACTCTCGCCTACCGTCTCGCGGATAAGTCGATGGCCACCGGCAGGACGGTTGCGCTTGTTGAGAAGGATGTAGCTCATGACTTGCCGTCGTCCTTGAATAACAACTCACTGCCGTCAACGACGTTTGAGTTCTTGCAGCGCTTTACTTTGCCTCCGTAGCACGCCATTGGGTCGTCGCATTGCATGAGTGGATCGTGACAACCGTCTTTGGGTTCATCCGGCTTGCGCTTGAGACGGTCGAGTATGCGCAAGCAAACAAAGCCGACGAGCCAACCGATGATAAATGCGTAGATGTTCATGTCGTTTCCTTTCAGTTGTTTTTAATGTAGCCAGGCTCGTCGTAAACGTAGAGCTTCGTACCGCGCTTCATCTCTTTGGTCTTTGCACTGTTGCCGACAATCATCGTGCTATCCCCAGGGCCGTCACCGTAGCTAGAGCTAACATGATCGACGACGAAAACTGGTTCAGCTACTCGACTACCCGCAGTGCTTTTCGCAAAAGTAAAAGCGCTCTTCCAAATTTCAAAATAGTCGCGAAGGGTGAAGTTACGGTACTCACCCGCATGCGGCAAATCACCGGCCAGTTTGTCGCTGAAGTCGGATGGGGAGAAGAAGAAATTTAGCCCCATCAAGTTTTCAAAGGCTTCGGTTTCATCTTTACCAACAGGCACAACAACCTTCGTATCCCCAAACACCAACGCCTTGTGCATGCGGTCAACAGTTGGCTCGGGAAGGCCAGTGGCCAGTAAGAACGCGATGACGTCTTCATGATCCTCGGTAGCACCAATGCCTTCCATCAAACCTTTGATCTGCTCGTTGACACCCCACAAAGGATGATCTTCATCAAGCTCGTCGCCGTTTGGTTGTTTAGCTGACGTCAGAGCCGCATACCCCTTTTCGTGTGCCTCGTTTAACAATGTGCAGTCGGTCTCCCCGCCTATAAAATCTGACTGATCCCACATGCCGGGAAGCTCATCGACCCCGCAACCATCACGCAGTTGATACAACTCAGATACGCTTGTTGGCTCAGCCCCCTGTGCAGCAATCGCATTGACAATCGCTCGATTGATGGCTAGTAGGGTGTGCGCTCGAACATATACAACACCAGTGTTCGGCACCGGCTCAGCAGAGCTAACCGCACGTTTCCACTCAGCTACATCCTCATCGGGTATGAGTGAGCAGAACCGACACGTCGCATGTGGATCGAAGTCGGTACAAAGTGGGCATTGGATAACGATTCCAGTCATTTTGAGTCCTTCACATTTGCATAGTTGATACCGTCGCGTATACCTTTGATGGTGGATGTTGAAACGCCATACGTCTCAGCGACCTTGGCGATACTCATCGTGCGCAGATCAATGCGGACTTGACGCACCTGATCGTCTGTCAGCTTGCGGTTATGAGAGCCCCCTTGCTTGGGCTGCATCAGCGCTCTTGTCTTGTCCTGCTGCGAGATCAAGTAGTCGGTTATCAGCCTTTGGTTTTTAATCTCAGGTGTCCTGAAGGCGTGGCTACCCACGCTGGCGACCCTATTGCTTTTGGTGCTCATGATCCGCCCCCTTGCTGTGCCTGTGCAATGGCAGCGGCCAGCTTGCAGCCCGACAGGTGGCCTTTGTGTTCAGACTCTTCGCAGATTGGGCAGCAATACTGCTGCCAGTTTCCGCCCGGTAAAGGCGACTCCCCTGACCATTCAAGCTCTTTCAAGACGCATAACGCCTCGCCACCCCCCTGGACTTCCGGTGCAGCCAGCGCCCCAGCGGCAGTTCCTTTCCGCAATGCCGTATCGAGCGATGCGTGATACCACTCGATCACATCGCGAACCACTTGATCGGCGTTCACTGCGTCAAAGATGAAGTAGGCGTCACTGCGAAGCGTCTCGATGTCGAGCGTAGGTGTAGCGGCTACGAGGCTCATGTGCGTGCATTTCTCGCACTGGATGAAGCGATTGTCCTCTTGCTGTACCTGGGTAATGCCACCCTCCCGCACTGCCGGTGCTGCAACACGAGCCGCTTCTTCCAACTCCCGAATGCGCACGAACATCCAGTAAACGAGATTGTCGCCAATAAGGTCACGCGCCCAGGGTTTACCGTGGCGAAGTGCCGTGAGCTTACCGTTGTCGTTGATTGCCGTGTACTTGCCGTCTGCGACGGTGATTGATTCGCTCATGATCCGTCTCCTTCGTCTGCAATCTCTTTTACCCGAGCATCAAATGCTGCATTGAGAGCCGCAATTTTCACATCGAGAATCATCAACACACTGTCGTTTAGCAGGTCAGGGTACCGGTCTCGGACGGCACCCCGAAGTGACGAGTATTTGTATGCGAGGTTTACGCAGTCGCGTGCGTCTTTTTGTCGGCTCATTGCCCAATCCCCCTCAAAGTAATCACCACAACAGCCGCGCCGCAACATACGACGAAGCAACCCCACCACAACAGTGAATAACAAGCACGCTTGTGTCGGCGCTCATTTGCCAGTTGTTCGATTGCAAACATCTTTGCGCGAGTCAACTCAGCGTCTTCATAGTCTTCAAGCGGGCTGCTCATGGCAGTCTCCCGAAGAAGGCTAACCATGCCCGCTTGAAGCGATTGGTTGCGTGGAAGCGCTCGAAGCATTGCAGCAAGCGATTGTTTTCCTGCTCAGCAAGGATGGCGCGGCGCTGAAAAATACTTTTCAACTCAACTTCGCGATCCTCGTATTCACCGCGCAAAGCGATGTCGAGCATTCGATGCAACTTAGGGCCAATGGCCAGATACTCAGTTTTGCCTTCGTATCTGACTTCTTGTACAGGCAGGCTGAACCGCCGAATCTTGTCTCCGAACGCGAACAGTGGCGGCCCACCGGCTGGCAGCGAGAAGGCAGTTACTTTAGTCTCGCCAATCGGATCGCGGTCGTACATTTCAACGTGCGAGCCAACGACGTCATGGTGTGCTTGGCTTACTTCATAGACGATTACTCGTTTCATCACAGTTCCTTCTTCAGTTGTTGTGCTTTGATGCGCTCAATGCGGGCTCGCAAGAGCATTTCGTTGTGTTCATACGACTCAAGATGATGAATCGTTTCGACGAGTTGTCGCTCAGCCTCTTCGAGTTGCTTTTGCAGCATGCTCTCGATACTCATCGGCTTGAAAGCCGCGACGATGGTTTGAATGATCTGCATGATGTGACTCCTTTGGTTGAAGGTATCAGTCAGTTGATGAGCACGACGACGAGTCGCTTGAAGAAAAATCACTGGATGATGAGTCCCAACTTCCCGAAGCACCACCCCCGCCAAAGTCACCGCCATTGCCCGACTCGATGCCGGTTGCAGGCGTATCGGCAAGACTCGTAGTGGTCGTGTAGGAGGTCTGCATCAACATTTGCGTGGCCATCACATCGTCGGTGTAGCTCTTGAGCAAGCTGTCGCTATGACCTTTGCGAGCGGGCGCCTTGAAAGGGATCGCTTTGGATTGTCCATCTGATTGGCGCTCAAGCCAGGTGTTCAGCGTCTCGGGGGACGGCGACAGCGTGATTGACGGGCGCTCATCAGGTGACTTTCGCTCAAGCCAGGCCAGGGTCTCAGGGGAGGGAGGGCTGCGCTTGGTTGGCAGTTCATCAGGCGACTTGCGCTCAAGCGCGTCAAGTGCAGCCTTCTGATAGTCGTGCAGTTCATACGACCTTGATGAGTTGAACAAAGCAGCGTGGAAAACTCGACGGTCTATGAGTTCTTTGTTACTGCCGTGTAACTCCTTGACATACGGCATCCCCCTCATCTTATCTTCAGCGTCGATACGACTCGCTGCGGCGGCAGGTGGCTTGGGTTTAAACCAAGACTTGATGACATTACAAAGACGCATTGGTTTCTCCGGTTGGTTTGCGTGATTGAGATTGTGACGTTTCGCAGTTGCGAAGCAATAGGGGTTTATACCAGCATTTCGCACTTGCGTAACGACTGATACGTCTGCTACATTTCAATCTGCATCTCGCAAACTGAGACATGCAAACTCAACCAACCCGAAAGGACTCTCATGCAATCCATTACGCTCAACTTCGTTTCCCTGGCAGCACTCGCAGCCGCCGTGCCTTCCTTGCAAAAGCTCGAAGGTTTGGTCGTGGGAAACGCACCCTCCACGTCAGCGACCGCAAAACCGTCTGCTCAGACTGCCCATACGCCGTCTACTGCCTCGGTGGAGGTGGCCGCTGCGTCAGACACGAAGCAGTCCAGTACGGCTTCCGTGGCAACCCAAAGTTCGACCCAAACGTACACGTTTGATGAAGTCAAGAGCGCCCTGGGTGCCTACCACAAGACAGACGCAACCGCTTTCAACGGCGCCATGCTGAAGTTCGGCTTCAAGAACATGAACGACGTTGAAAAGGCATCCGACAAGTGGACTGAACTGATGCAGTACCTGGGTGCCGACATGCCCGCTGCCCCTGCATCCGACAAGGCGTACACCCTGGACGATGTCAAAGCCAAGCTGATGGCCTTTGCGACGAAAGACCAGGGCGCCTTCGGCAAGCTGATGGGCGAGCACGCTCTGAAGGGCTTCGGTGACGTGCAAACGCGTCCCGACCTGTGGGCTGACCTGTGTGCAGCCGCTGACAAAGCCCTGGCCTGAGCATGAGCGGCAAACCTGAGCCCGAGTCAAGCATGCTCGATAGCTTCTTCGATATGGCGCCCAAACGGACGATCCCGATTGTCGAAGCGAAAGTGCATGCGAAGCTCGGCGCTTCGGGTTCAGGCCGTTGGACTATTTGTCATGTGTCACCTCGCATGGAAGAGGGCTTGCCCGATACCAGCGGCGAGGCAGCGAACACGGGGACGATCTGTCATGACCTGAGCGAAAAGTGTTTGAAGGCTGACGACGACGTTCTGTTGTCAATGGCCTTGAACAAGAACGCTTTGGTTCATGACGACGGAACAGTCACCTACCGGCTTGGTGGTGAGTCTTCTGACGGCGGCATCGTCGTTACGCAAGACATGATCGACTGGGCGCAGACTTACATCGAGTTTGTGCGCGAGATGGTCAAAGCCGGTGGGACGCTCATGGTCGAGGCGCGACTGAGCATTGAGCACATCACGGGCGAGCCTGATGCAAAGGGCACCAGTGATTCAGTGGTGCTGTTCCCGCCTGACGAACTGACGATCATCGACCTGAAGTGCGGATTCAAGAAGGTCTACGCGAAGTACAAGCTGGAAGGCTTGCATTTTTCGACCGCACCGAAGGACATTCAAATGGAAGCACTCTTTGCTGGTGGGCCGTCATTTAAGCCCAACACGCAATTGGTGATGTACGCGGAAGCTGCTCGAAACGAGTTGCAGGATCAACTGCACAAGTTAAAGCGCATTCGCTACATCATCGTGCAACCTACGCTCGACCACATCGACGAGTACGTCGTATCCGTGGAAGAACATTTGAAGTGGGTAGCGTGGATCAGCGAGCAAGCTGAAAACACACGCGACCCGATGGCAAAGGCTCACCCGAGCCCGGACGTCTGTCAGTTCTGCAAGGCGTATCCCTGCTATGAAGCTGAGCGCATGGCTCTCGAAGTCGCATTCGAGAGTTTCGAGAAGATGGATGCCCAGGAAACCAGGCGCCCATCTGTTCAAGAGCTGGGGAAGATGAAGCGCATGCTTCCGATGCTTCGCAAGTATTGCGACTTCATCGACGCCCGCACTCGCGCCGAACTCGAAGCAAATAGGCCGGTGGATGGCTACAAGCTGGTGGCTGGTGACGAGGGTGACCGCAAATGGGGTAGCGAGTTTGACGCTGAGTTCTTGCTTCAAGAAGCAGGCTTGCCGCAAATCGAATACACCAAGCGAAGTCTCATATCGCCAGCGCAAGCTGAGAAGCTGACCAAAGGCAAGAAGCCGAAGCTGAGCAAAGCAGCCTGGGGCAAGCTGCAAACCATCATTCACCGCGCTCCCCCATCGGGTACAAAGGTCGTCGAAGACATCGACCCCCGACCCGCTATCACTATCGACCTCACATCGTCTTTTGACTTCGACTGAAGACGGCAAATCAAACTTTGAAAGGTATCTATGGAACTCAATCTCAAACGCGTGCGCCTGGCCTTCCCCAACATTTGGGAACCAAAGCCATTCAACGGCAACGGCGAGCCTCGCTGCGATGCGTCGTTCTTGATCGACCCGAAGGCTCAAGCCCTCATCATGCAGGCGATTGTCAACACCATGACAACCGTAGCCAATGAGAAGTGGGGCGCCAAAGCCCAGGACATGCTCAAGTCGCTCCGCGCCAAAGGCGATCTGTGTCTGCATGACGGCAACACCAAATCAGAGTACGACGGCTTCCCCGGCAACTACTACCTGAGCGCAAGCAACAAGTCGCGCCCTGCTGTGGTGGGCAAAGCCAAGTACGAAGGCAAGGTCGTCTACATCGACAAGAATGGTGACGGCTTCATCGACGGCAAGAAGATCGACAACTACCGTGTCAAGGCCCCCTACTCCGGTTGCTACGTCAACGTGAAGCTGGACATTTGGGCTCAGGAAAACGGCTACGGCAAGCGCATCAACGCCAAGCTCCTGGCCATCCAGTTTGAAGACGACGGCGAAGCATTCAGCGGCGGCGCAGGCTTCGATGAAGCTGACTTCGACTACGCTGAAGACGGCGGCGCATCGGCATCCGCTGACGACGGCTTCGGCTTCGGTGCCGACACATCTGCTGCGGCTACAGGTGACGACGGCTTCTTTGGTAGCGGTGCTGCAAAGGAGGACGCACCTTTTTCGTTTTCCTGATCCAGCTTCAACGCGTCGTTTGATATACCACGCAGAGAGCGAGTCGTTGTTTGAAATGGAGGCGTCCGAACTGGACGCTTTCTACGACTCTTCATACGACGCAGGTCTCTGCGTGGATGTCACAGGCAATCCAATGCACGAGGCGGCGTTTGTCCGCCAATCAACTGACTGAAAGTGATTCAATCATGCCACCCAAGAAACAATTAGCGGCTTTGGCCGCTGTCATTGCAACTACCGAGAAAGCGCTCGCGCCAGCGGTTGCACCCGCTGTTGTCGAGAAGGACAGCGCCACTACTGCAAAGCCAGAAGACAACAACGAGGGCGCTGTGCGTGAGTACACGTTCGACGAACTCGTCGAACACGGTAAAGCGCAAGAAGGCGCGCACAAGCACACCCTACCCTGGTCGTTCGAGATTTACGACTTTCCTGTCACGCACGAGACTGACGACCTCTACATTATCGGGACTGAGCCTGCTACACGCTTTGCTCGCGGCGATACCTTTATCGTCGATGAGACTGGCGATAAAGTCGAGATCAGTCACATACCCGCGTTCATCGACATCGAAGGCGAAAACGTCGATGTTGCCACCATCATTCAGTTCGTCTTGCAAACGACCGGGATGAGCATTGAATTGTGGAGCGAGACCAGGCCAAAGATGCGCAGCGACTACATTCGCATGGGCGCTCAACTCATGCGCGAGCAAGCGAAGAAGAAGCGCGACGAAGCTGCAAAAGCTCTTGACTGCCCAGAAGTCACGCCAACCCCGGACGCAACGGCAGCAAGCATTACCTCAACGACTGAAGCCTTCACACAACTGCCGAGCACGCTCAAAGATCAAATCGCGAGTGAAGACTACCACCCTATCCTCACAGACGGCAACGAGACTCGCGTGTTTGCGGCGCACCGTCCTGATCTGCTGGCGCACAGCTACGTCGTTGTCGGTGCAGACGGACGCGGTAGCCTCTGCGATTTCGAGTTCCAGCACGGGCCTGTCAAGGAAGTCGGCGTCACAGGTGTCCAGAACGAGCATCTGCTTGCGATCTTGATTCACCGCACGACCATTCTCAACGAGCGCTTCCCGTGCGACGAAAATGTCCTGGCACTGCGCTACATGAAGTTGGCCATCAACGCTTTCCAATCGCGTACAGCCAACCGCATTCAGCGCGGCGTCGAAGGCACCAATACCCTGTAACTCCAAAGTCACAAACCAAGGGTATTTACCCATCACAAACTCTGTCTTAGAAAGGACAATACCATCATGGCAACCACAACCAAGACCAAAGTCGATCCAGCCGCCGCACACCTGGCCAAGCTCAAGAGCAGCGTTGACAAGCGTGTGAAATACAACGCCCGTACCCACACTGGCCAGGGCACCATCGGCAAAGTCTACGAAGGCTTGCGCGGTCACTGGGTCGTCGTCAAGACCAAGGACAACGGCGATGTGACAGTTCGCCCGAGTCAAGTGAAGTTCTACTGAAGGATCAAACGTGTCGTTTGAGATCAAGAAGGGCATGCCGCCTCCTAAACCAAGTCGCGCCGGTGGTCGCCCATGTGACTACCCGTTCGACGCCATGAAGCCAGGGACGTACATCGACGTACAGCCCAGGGCTAAGGAGACGCTTAAAGCGTGCGCACAGCGCGTTCGTACAGCGGCTGCGTCGTGGCGTCATCGCAAAGGCCCGAGCAAGAGTTTCATAGTTCGTGACAACAACGCTGAGAACTTTGGCATGCCCTACTTGAACTCAGACGGTACGCCCGTTGTGCGCGTTTGGGCCGTCAAGCCCGAAGACAGCATCTCGCCGCTCAATCGCTCGAAGCAAAAGAAAGTCTAACGCTTTACCGGCATTCAGAGGGCGCCGGATACCAGCCCTCAAAACCTTTGAAAGTTAAACCATGAAAACGAAGTTCCTTGCCTTGTCCATTGTTGCCGTCATCGCTTTGACAGCGTGCGGTGAGGCCGACGTCTCATTCAACACCCTGGAAACAGCCCGTCAACAAGCACGCGAAAACGCCGAGTTCAACGCACAAGTGTTTCGCTCGTCAATGCCAAGCGGTGGCGATCTGAAGATCGTATCCCGTGGCGACAGCACACAAGAACCTACATGCCCGCAAGGCGACGGCTGGGCCACCATTGATGTGCTCAATGCAGACGGCGGCAAAGTCGCCAAGCTCAAGTGCAGCACCGTCAGCAACGCCGTTGGGTGCCGCACAGATGCAGACTTCAAGGAGTCGCCTTACGCATCTGAAGACGGCAAGTGCGCACCTACATCGAAGGTGCCGCATCCACTTCCGAAGATCGCCAAATGATGCCGGTCGGCATTTTTGCAGGGCGAGGTGATGTTGTCCTCGCTATGATGCTCGCGCTTCTTGTCGGCTGTTGGATCGGCTGGCAGGTGCGCGGCGTGTGGCTTCGCATTCAGCGCATGCGTGGTAAGTGATTTCGCTTAGTCACGCGCCCCTTCGGGGGCTTTTTGGCGAGAGGGTGAATACGGATTGCACAACGACTTCGATGTTCGCTCCCTGCACCTGAAAACCCTCTCACCAAAGAGCAACAACGGAAACACCTATGTGGAAAAAAGATCACGGCCCGTCGCTATGCTGGCACTGTCTCAACCGCCTTGTTTACAAGCGAGGTGGCGGCTTCATCTTCGCAACAGTGCAAGAAGTCGACGGCAGCGAGCATCGCGTGCATAAAGAGTGCGTGCGCCCATGCATTGAAGACACGCAGCGCAAAGAGGTCACGAAAGGTCGCAAGTGATCGTCGCACCAAAGCCTGACGCATCGCTCGATACGGAGTGTTATCGCGACTTCTTTCTCATCAAGTTGAAGCGCATGGACACAGGGGCTCGGCGCGAGTTCCGCATGTACCCTGGACATGCGCTGAATCGAGCGATGGTCGACGCAACGCTCAAAGCGTGTCGCTTGTTCACCTTCAACGGCCACAAGTACGACATGGTGATGATTGGCGCAGCGCTCCAAGGCTTTAGCAACGAAGCGCTGAAGCGGCTGAGCGATGAGTTGATCTTGACAGGCCTGAGCCCCTGGCATGCTGAGCGCAATTACGGCTTCAAGATTCCTCAATACGATCACATCGACTTGATTGAGATCATGCCGGGCATCAACTCGCTCAAGACGTATGGCGGCAAGATGCACAGCAAGACGCTGCAAGACTTGCCCATTGAGCCTGACGCCAGCATCTCACCGAGCGAGCGAGACGACTTGTCGCTCTATTGCGGTAACGACTGCGACTTAACCGAAGACGCGGCCAGGAAGTTCAAAGCACAGATTGAAATCCGCGAGCGCATGAGCCGCGAGTACGGAATTGATCTACGCAGCAAGTCAGATGCTCAGATTGCCGAAGCTGTGCTGAAGGAGCGCATCAGTCGAATCATCGGCTGGAAAATCGGCAAGCCTGACATCGACATCAAGTCGTTCAAGTACACGCCGCCAAAGTGGCTTAGCTTCAAGACGCCTGAGTTGCAAGCCATATTCAAGGACGTGTGTGACGCGACCTTCTATGTCCAGCACAGCGGCAAGGTTGAGATTCCAAAGACTATTGAAGGCCGCAAAGTCACTATCGGCGATTCGACGTACAAGCTGGGTATCGGCGGGTTACATTCAACCGAGAAGGCTGTCGCGCACTTAGCTGACGACGATTGGATTTTAGTCGACCGCGATGTCGCCAGCTACTACCCAGCGATCATCATCAAGACCTTGTTGTTCCCGCAGCATTTGGGGCGGCATTTCCTGAGCGTTTACACCGACATTTTCAATACGCGCATTGAAGCCAAGCGTATGGGTAACAAGACCCTGGCCGACACGCTGAAGATTGTGCTCAACGGCTCCTTCGGCAAGTTCGGAAACGTCTACTCAGCGCTCTACTCACCAGACTTGATGATTCAGGTGACACTCACCGGCCAGTTGGCATTGCTCATGTTGATTGAGCAGATTGAGTCCAACGACTTCATCAAGGTCGTATCCGGCAATACAGACGGCATCGTAATCAAGTGCCGCAAGGATGCTTACGACGATTTGATTGACATCATTCGTTGGTGGGAAGTGGACACCGGCTTTGAGACTGAAGAGACGCGCTACAAGGCTCTGTACTCGGCCAGTGTCAATTCATACATCGCCATCAAAGAAAAGGGCGGCGTAAAGCTCAAGGGTGACTTTGCCGAGCCCGAACCAGTCGCATCGTCCTGGCCAAGCCCAACCAATCAAGTTTGTGTCCAGGCGGTCTGCGCGTACCTTGAGCACGGCGTTGATATTGAGTTGTTCATACGCATGTGCCGCGACATTCGACACTTCGTCAGCGTTCAGCGCGTGACGGGCGGCGCTACCTGGCATGGCCAGTTTGTCGGCAAGACCGTGCGCTGGATTTACACCAAGCAGAACCCCGCTCCGATGTACTACCGCAAGGCCAACGTGCATGGCACCAACAACAAGGTAGCCAACAGCGATGGCTGTAGACCGCTCATGACGTTGCCAGATGAGTTCCCATCTGACATCGACTACGAGCGCTACATCCAGATCGCCAACGACATGCTAATTGCGATTGGCCACACTGCACCGCCGCCAAAGGTTCGCAAACCTCGTGCCAAAAAGGCAACGCAAACTGAGTTTTCATGGGGTTAACCCCAATGGCATAAACAAAGCATACAAACGAAGATACACACATCATGAAAGGACTCACCGTGACCCCCGACACACTCGCCGAAATTCAACTGGTTGCCACCGATTACTTCCCAGGCTACGAGAAGCCCGGCTTCAAGGGTGTTTACAAACGTCGCCTTGAACGCCCTAGCCCGGATGATTCCGATACTTTTGCATATTGGGACGGCGACAAGTGGTATCGCGATTGCGCCACCATCGAAGAGGCGCTGCTCGAAGCTCACACGAGTCACTACAACATTGGCGTGTGGGAAGATTTTGAATGGTCGGGTATCGTGCCACCAGAAGGCTTTACCGTCATGACCGACGACGATGGTGTCATTCAGCCTTGGAAGTCTGAGCCGCTGAAGATCAAGGGTCTTGCTGTCGAAATCAAAGAAGTCGTTTCACCTGAAAACTTCTTTGCGGAACCAGTCATCGAGTCAGTAGCACCAATCGAAGCCGCGTATGAAACCGCAGCTTTCGTCAACGACTTCTTTGGTAGCTGACATGAGCGACTTTTCATTCGACTTCGGCGGCAGCGCAGCTAACGACTTTTCGTTCAGCTTCGGTAGCGCCCCGCTGAAGTACCCGCACGCGATGATTGACATTGAGAGCGTAGGTACTCGACCTTTCGCCCCAATGCTGGCTATCGGCATGGTGTCGTTCGACCTCGCTCAAATGAAGATCGGCGAATACTTCTACACCAACATCGACCTGGCCAGTAAAGGTAAGGTGTAACATGAGCCGCACGCCGGAAGGCAAAGTAAAGGACTACTTGAAGCAGCGGGTTCAAGCGCTCGGCGGCGAGCTTGTGTTCGTCAAGTATGTTGGACGCCGCAACTGCCCTGACATCCGCGTGCGCTTCGCATACGGCTCACCCTTCTACAGCCGTAACTGCTGGGTTGAGACCAAGGCGGGTAAGGATGGCGTGCTCAGCAGTGGGCAGCAGCGCGAGATTGATCGCATGCGGATGCTTGGCGAGGTCGTTCTTGTCCTCACAACAGTCGAAGCCATTGACCGGGAATTTCCAATATGAAACGAGACGACAAACTCGATGCGCGCACTGCGCTTTGGTTCCAAGAGCGTAAGCAATGCCTGGCGTGCAGCAAATGCATTCAGAAAGACCTCAAGTCGGGTGACGCCACTGTGCGCGTCCTGCGATGCAACGAACTGGTTATCGCCAAATCGCGTACACGCGGCTACTGCATTGACATGCGCGAGCCCGAGATGCCATGCGGCCCTAACGCAACCCTTTTTCAACCAACGGAGAAATCCAAATGAACGCCCCTGTAAATGAACTTCAAGTATCCCATTGCGGGAATCTTCTTCAGCAAATCTGTCACGGCGCAAGCAAAGAAGCGGGCTGGTGGACTCACCATGCAACAGGGCTCGATCTTTGCGAGGTCATCAACGATCCGAAAGACCCATTGCAAAAGCTGCTCGGCGGTGCCCTGGTCGCCCAAAAGCTGTGTTTGACACACAGCGAGATCAGCGAAGGTATGGAAGGTCATCGCAAGGGTTTGATGGACGACAAGTTGCCGCAGCGCAAGATGTTGGAAGTCGAACTGGCCGATGCGTTGATTCGCATCTTTGACTTGGCTGGCGCCATGAATATGGACATCGGCGACGCCATTGCAGACAAGCTGGCCTTCAACGCCCAACGCGCCGATCACAAGATCGAAAATCGCATTGCCGAAGGCGGCAAGAGCTACTAAGGCGCATACACTAACGTCTCCCACCAACGCCTAACCATAGGAACGAAGACAATGACCGACAAGATCAACATCAAGACCATTCAAGAACGTCTCGGGGTGCCCATCACAGGCGCCTTCGTCGAAGGTGAACTGAAGGTCGAACCAGTCGAAAAGGAAAAGCGAGCCGTCTACTGGTCTGAAAGCCAATTTGGTGACATCTGCGACAAGCTGATCGCACACATCAACTCGCGCCGCACGTCCAAAGCTGTGGCCGACAAGAAGCCTGCCAAGCCAAAAGGCGATACGACTGCTTCCGGTGACGCCGCACCTTTCAGCTTTGGTGATGACGCCCCTGCTGCTCAAGACACCGGCTTCACATTCGGCGATGTCACCCCTGTTGCCGAAGACACTGGATTCAGCTTTGGTGACGAAGCCCCTGCTGCTGACGACACCGGCTTCAGCTTCGAGTGATGCGCAGGGTTACGCTGGGTGAGATCAATTCGACTCTCGGCGTAACCCTTGACGCTGAGTTGATCTCAAAGACGCTCAACGTACAGCAATGCGACGAGCGCGGCATGCAGTCAGACGACAGCGGTATGTGGAGTGCAGCAGACTTTTGGACAATCAAGGCCAGGCTTGCGAACTACTTGCTCTATGGCGCTCCTGACAAGATCGCCGAGCCCTTCAGCTTTGACTTCTCATTAGACAACTTCTTCAACTGAACAACGACGCCCCTCTAGCCAGGGGCGTTTATCTATGTCGAACCAAAAGAAGATATGGACGCCTCGGCTTTACCAAAAGCAGATGCGCGACTTCAACATCAGCGCAGGGCGAGCTAACGACTGGGCTGGACCTGGTAGCGGAAAGACGGCAACAGGCTTAGCCACGTACAGCTATCTGAAGTTCTTCGGCGAAGTAGACAAACTTCTTGTCGTATCGACAAAGCGCATTGCGTCGATGGTTTGGCGTAATGAGCGAGACAAGTGGGAGAACTTCGAGCATCTGTCAATTGCAGAAGCCATCGGCACGCCAGATCAGCGGTTAGCCGCGCTGCGAGCTAACGCTGACATCACGACAATCAACTACGAGAATCTACCCTGGCTTGCCGAAGTGATGGGCGATGAGTGGCGTTGGAACATGGTCATACCGGACGAAAGCACGAAGCTGAAGTCGTTGCGCATTGACATACGCAAGAGTGAGAAAACCGGAAAGTTATCAAAGCGCAAGTCGGGTGGTTCCAGCCGAGCATACGCCCTGGCCGCAACAAGCCATCAGAAGGTTAGATACTGGTTCAACATGACGGGCACGCCAGCACCGAACGGTCTAGTTGACCTTTGGGGGCAGCATTGGTACATCGACGGCGGCGCCACGCTTGGGCGCAGCTTCACCGCGTTCAAAGAGCGCTGGTTCAACGCAATCAAGTCTTCGGACAATGCATTTGAGGTGCTGTACAAGCCAACACCCTGGGCAGACGCTGAGATCAAAGAGTTGATGCGTCCTCGCACGATTGCTCTAAACGCTCGTGACTACATGCAGTTGCCCGACACGGTGTACAACAAGATTCCGGTACGCCTTAACGCCAAATCGCGTGAGTTGTACAAGCAGATGGAAAAGGAGTTTTTCATCGAGCTTGTTGGCCATGAGATTGAAGCGTTCAACGCGGGCAGCAAGTCGATGAAGCTGCGACAGCTTGCGTCCGGTGCGGTTTACACGAAGCCCGATCCAGGCAACGACACGGCACCCTGGTTGCCGGTGCATGACGAAAAGATCGACGCGCTTCGTGATCTAGTCTCAGAGCTTAACGGCGAACCTCTGCTTGTCACCTATCAGTTCCGCAGTGACTTGGCCAGGTTGCTCGAAGCATTTCCCAACGGTCGTTACTTCGACGACAACCCGAAGACCTTAGCTGAGTTTCGGGCGGGTCGAATACCGCAACTGTTCATCCATCCGGCCAGTGGTGGCCACGGCATTGACGGCATGCAAGACGTGTGCAATCACATCGCGTTCTTCTCTCAGACGTGGAACCTTGAAGAGTTTGAGCAAGTCATTGAGCGCATTGGCAACGTGCGCCAGGTGTCCGCTGGCTACTTTCGCAACACGTTCGTACATCTGCTGATTGCTGAGCGCACGATTGAAGAAGAGATGGTTGAACGTACAGAGACAAAGGCCAGTGTGCAGGATTCGTTGAAGCTGGCGATGATACGACGCGGATAAGGGTAACCCCCTATTCCAATGTCATTAACTTAAAACTACATTCTCTACATAAACAACGTAGACGAACGCAACATCATGGCTACCAGCAAGGCTGAACAAACGCTCATCAAAGCAATTGATGCTGCGATTGAGAATATCCGAAGCAACAAGCAGTACGACTGGACAAACAACGAGAGTAACGCCTTAGCGTTTGTCGCTGGTTATGTTGGTGATGATATGCCCAGGGTGCGTGGCGCGATTGTTCGTCTCATGACGACATGTGCTGAACTTGAACAACAGAAAGGTAACAAGCAATGAAACCCACTACACAGGAAATCGACGCAGCCATTGCGGCTGTGCGCGATGCACACGACAAGCTCCTTGAACTGGCCAGGGCAATGCACCCGCCAGGCACTGACGTTGGCGTCATGTTGCACGCTAATCAGAAGACGCCGACACGAGCCCGAATCGGCACACCAGAAATTCATACTTACAACTTCAGCCAAGCGCACTATACTCGCCCGACATCTGTCAGCGTTCAGTATCACTGCGTCATTGAGACCGCCAAGGATCGCACCCGTCAACCGGTTCGGCTTGTTTCATCTGAAAAAATTCGCGACATCAGTGAGTGCTGATATGAACTACCGCGAAACACCAGAAGAATGCCCATCTTGCGGATCAACTGCCGCCGAGCGCAAGCACAACAAACCGAACAGCCCTCAAGGACTTGAGACGTGTCCGCACTGCGATTCAGAGAAGTGTTGCATGTGCGACATGGGCGATGACGTCGAGTGTCCAAGCTGCGATTAACCAAACTGAACTTGAACAACAGAAAGGTAACAAGCAATGAGCGACTTCATCAAATGGACAGGCGGCGAATGCCCGGTTGCACCGCATACAAAAGTCCAAATTATTTCGCGTGACGGCTCAACGTGTGCGGCTTTTGCCGAAAATATCAGATGGTCGTCGCAAGAACGTCCAGGTGACGTCGTGTCGTATCGCGTCATTGATGACGTATCTGTCGTGCTGTCGGGTGATGAAGGGGCGCCAATAGACTGGCTGCTCACCGGCATGCACGCGGCAACTGTTATCGCAGACGCTACCACCCCACTGGTTTCGGCACGCACAGTTCAAGCAGGGGATGTGTCAGTTCGTACTGAATACGCACCCCCAATCGGCGTAGCCAGCGAAGACATAAAGCGCGGTCAACTTGTAAGCCAGGGGGTTGACGGTTTACAGACGTATACGACATCCGACACAGGTATAAGCAATGCGACTGCCGCCGAAAGCCAGGGCGACGATGAGGCAAAGCGTCCGTCATTTACCGAGCAGCCGACTTATGTTCGCTTGATTGGCCACGCTCGAAGCATCGCAGTCAACACCCGAGCAGCAGTCGCCATCGGCACTACAACTGCTGAAAAGTTGATTGAAAGTCTCAATGCCGTACAAGTACAACTGACGCAGGCAGTCAAAGAGATCGCCGAGTCGGATGAAATCGTTCTTCGCAATGCCCTTTACGGCAGCACCACCCACTTAATAAGGCTCAGGGAAGTTGCCAAGCGAGCGGGCAATACTTCACTCGCCCGTGCTTTGAAGATTGCATTGAATGAAGCGCAGGCTAAGGATTTAGGGGTTCAGGTTGTGCGCGAAGACGAGTATCGAGTCTACGAGGCTGCATGCAAGACACTCGACCACCTGGGCTACGAATATCGCGGCGGCGAAATGTGGGCACCGCCAGTTGGTAAAAAGCCTGCGTTTGCAGCAGATGAACTGCTCGACGCCGCTGCCGCTCACATGCGTGATCGCATTGCCACCTACGACAAGCCGGAAGGCGAGCGCTCTATGAAGGCCACCGTCGATGCATTCAACACCATCACAGGTAACGCGCTCAAGGAGTCGGAAGGCTGGCTGCTCATGGCCTTGCTCAAGATGGTGCGAAGCCAGTCCAGGGGAGCCCCGCACCGCGATTCAGTTGAAGACTTGATTGCTTACTGCGGTCTGTTTGGCGAAGCTCGTCTTGGAGGCAAGTGATGCCAGTAACCGAATGGATTCATGAAAGCGACCCGGTGCGCCTGCGTCGTCTCGGCAAGACCGGCGAAGAACTCGGTGAAGCTATGGCGGTTGTTAGCCGCTGCATCATCCAGGGCATCGACGAGATTGACCCGAGCAGCGGAAAGACAAATCGCTTGCGGCTCGAAGAAGAACTGGCCGATGTGCTGGCTCAGATTGAATGCACTGTAGACGCCTTTGGCTTGCGTACAGATTTCATCAAAGAGCGAGGCGCAAAGAAGGTCGAGCAAATGGCGGTTTGGGAAGGGCTTATGCGAGGGGACGCGTTTTGACTACTCACGCCATCTACATCGGCCCGATTGCACATCTGAAGGGTGAGACTGCAATCATCCGAACGACCACGCATGGCTGCGTCGTTGCTCAATTTGACAAACGCAGTCTCACAAAGAGCGGCAAGCCTTGGGACAAGGTTCTTGAGTATGAACCGCATGCTCGCTTCCCGTCGCTTGTCGAGCCCGACGAGCCTCCTGCGGATGCGCTCGGCTTTGGATGGCATGCTTTTCCTGAGAAAGACTTTGAACGACTTCAAGAAGAAGTTGGCGATGCGTTGGCTCAGATTGAAATGAGTGAAGATGCTTTCGAGCAAGCACTCAATCACCCTGCGCTGCGCGAAGCACATGCGATCAGAGGGGACGCCTTCATCGACGAGAACGGCCAGTTCATACCTGCCGACAGAGTTCGTATTGATTGTGACAAAGGCACCGTAACGATACTCATCACACCAGGGTCGTTTAGAGCACCCTTGACTATTCAGTACGAAAAGAACTTTAGTCGCGGTCGAAAGACGGCTCAATGGAAAAGCGAACGAGGCGGCTTTAGGAGATTCAAGAAATGACCGGCGAATTTTACTCACAGGAAAAACTGGATGCGATGAGGGAAGATATTCGCTCAATCGCTGTTGACGCGAATGGTTCAAACTGGGTCGGGGAAGTCGATTACGACTACGACGAAGATTTCAAAGCACTGCACCCTCTTACAGTGGGCTTAGATGGTGGCTTTAGCGCGAGCCAGTTGCGTCAAATCGCAGACATCATGGAGTGTAAAGACAAGCTGAAGATGCTTGAGGTTCGTGACTCGCAAGGCAATCTCATACATCAAAGAAAACCCGAAGGTATGCTGGCGGCTGAAACCTTGCAGCATTTCGTTGACGGCATTAAATCTGGCTGTCGACTTGCGCTTCCTCACGCCAATGCCATGAACTGGTCGACTGCTAAAGATGGCTCAATCCGACTCCACATTGACGCCGTGCTTTTGCCGCCCGAGAAGTCATGAGACACGACGCAAGGCGGCTTGAATTCAACTACACCTGCCGCTACTGTAGTAAACATGGCCTGGCGTGGGGTTTGCACTACGGTACTTTTCGGCTGCACGAGTCGCCGACCCGCTTGCATGTTTGCTCAGCATTTCAAAAAGAAGCCCGCTGTCACTGCGAGGGCTTTGCTGATTTCGTTATTCCTTTGAGGTTTTACTGATGACACCTCGCTTCAAATCACTATGGCAAGAGCCCTGGCCATACGCAGAGTACGAAGGCGTTGGGCTGCGCTTCGACGGCCTGCCAAATGACAAGGATGCCTTCATCGCCTTCCTGATGGAATACTCATGTCATCCGTCTGCTGGCGCACGTATCTATGCGCGTATCGACAGGGCTGGTCACGACTTGTTGACGGTGATGTCTCGCCTTGACTTTGACGCAATTGCAATTGGTCTAAAAGAACTTGGCGTCACCATGTCAATAATCGCCCCAATGCCAGATTGGACACCGCGTTTCAGCAATGGGGCGTACCCATCTGACTTCGTGCCACCACACATGCGACAAAGAAAGCAGGTTTGAAATGATCCGCGTCCGTGTCACCCGAGCCGAGCAAGAACAAGGCATCACTTGCGTCGTTAAAAAGCTGCGTGCAGCCGGTATACCTGTTCGCCAATCTGGCGAACAAATCAGGTTGTGCCCTGAGTGGGACGCGTCACCCGAAGGCTTTGAAGAATCTGATCGAATCATCGGTCATGGTCGACTCGACTGGATGGAATACAAATCAACCGGCACAGTCGAGTTCGTATATCAACCCCCTGCGCGAAAAGACGTCATCGACGTTGACGCCAGGATCATTGAGGATGTTCCTCGTTTGAAAGGCAACACATGAAACTCGCAATCGCACTAATCGGCTCATTGTTCGGTCTTGTTTTCTTCTCCCCATTTAGCCTGCTCGGCACCCTGGCCAGGCTCGCACACACCAGCTTCGTGCTGGGCTGGATGGCTCCGCAGCGTTGGTCTGAAATACTGGGCGAACACGTCATCAACAAAAGGGTGGAAGCCGAGTTGAAAGCGATGCGCGATGCTTTGGCCAAAGACGATGCCTCGAAGTCATGAGCCGTCAGTCTAAGAAAGATCGGTTTGCAGCTAGGCAACGTATTCGTAGAGCCGTGGCTCGAATACATCGAGATAACAAGAAGACGCCTGGTTACATCGGGGTTGTCACGTCTTTAAAAATTGACGGGTGCAACTACAGCGGCTTCGGGTCACTCTACTTTAAATAAAAAGACCCAGGGGTCTTTCGACACCCTGGGTTAAGGCCCTGCGAGATTTGTTACTTGCGGATATTGCTGATCGCTTCGGCCATTGCGGCTGTCTTTTGGTTTGAGCCGCGAGACGATCCAAAGTAGTAACCCAAAACTTGTTGTGCGCTGTTGCTCACATAGCCAATGATCGAGCCGAGTACCGTAAACACCGTGGCAGCAATACCGATGTCTTCGATCTCGATGCCTCCGATCAATACTTTGTACAAGCCCAACAAAGTGCCTGCGGTCAAGACACCCCACACAATCAAAACAGCAATGCCAAGTCCAAGCACGTCCTTGTCCATTGAAGTGTTCTTGCGAGCATCCGACACGTCGTTCAAGTAGGCGTGATCGGTGGCAGCATCCAGCTTCTTTTCTTCGAGCCCCATGCGCATGGCTTCGAGCTTCAGCGCGGTCTCTGCTTCGATGACTTTGGCTTGCAACTCAGGCGTCATGCCTCCGCTCAGGATACCCGCCAGCTTGGCTTCGTCCGTCACAGGATCGCCACTTGAGCCGCCTAAAACCTTCTCAGCCAAGACGCCAACTGCGGCCCCGGCGAGAGGGCCACCCAATGCAGTCGCAAGACCAGGTGCAATCGCACCGATTACTTTTTTCCAATCCATGATGCTTTCCTTTCAAGCTGCTTTCAAAATCTCAGCAAAACGCTGACTCCAACCGGCCCCGTAACGAGCCCACTGCTCTCGATTGTTGTTCGTGTAGTCAATACGTTCACCGATGAACCTGGCCAGTAATCGGTAGGGATCGAAGTTGGCGATGGCCATCGCAGTGCGGCTACCCAAGATACCATCGTCGTGCGCACCGACTGAGCGCTGAAGCATCTTGATCGCAGTCACTGGTTTGCCTGGTGCCGAGGTATGCACTGCTGTGTCGAACAGCGCGTACTTGACCGGCACCGGAACCAAGTCGCAACCAGCCGCTGCCCAAAAGTCACGGTAGTAGAGAAACTTCGCACGCTCAAGCGTCAAGTTCTCAATGTCTTCACCTGGGTATGACATTGCGCTGATGCCGTACTTGGTGCCGCGCAACTCACCTTGACCGATCTTTCCAGTAGACCAGTTGGCTCGGTCGTGTGGGTCGCGCTGAAATCCACCTTCATGGCCAATCAGCCGCTCGAATGCTTTGTCGAAGTCCATCGCAGTGCCTTTCAAACTTCAATGATTTCCAAAGTCAGATCAGGTGCAGGGCCTTGAATGATCCCGTCATGCACAAATACCCGATCACCTATCGTCGCCTCACCGCGAGCCTGTACGCGCCCGCCGTCAGGTAACTCGATTGTCGCCGTCCCGTTGATGAACGTAATCACCTCGCCGACAAAAAGCGGCGGCGTAGGGATCAGCGACTTGAACTGTTTGAATAGATTCAGACTCATTCGTGTGTCTCCAACTGCAACGACTGCCAGGTAGCCGGATGGCGGCTGTCGACTGAGACACCTCGCACCAAGCCAATCCTCGACAAGCCATTATCAACGTAGCGAACGAACTTGCCGGGTGTGATGATGCCGGTCTCAGGTAGCACAGGTAGACGCAGCCCGATCATCGCTTGGCGCCCTGTATTGGCCAGTACGCTAAGACCTCGCTGACGACCAGCCGCAGCCGCAGTGATGAGCGGATCAACAATCATAGGCGCCGCCAAGTCGCCAGCACTGCCTTCGCGGCTGACGCGACACAAAACACCCTGGCTTGTGCCGCTCACATACACGCGGTTGTAGTTCGGACGATTGCGCCATTCAATGCTCTCGCGCTCAGTGACGTCGCTTGGCAACTCGAAGTCGGGTGTCACGTCGCCCCACTCCCAAGGCGCCACCGGGTAGCGCAACAGAGCGCTGAATTGCTGCGACACGGGATGTTGCTGCAAGTAAGCCCCGGCTGCGCCTGTTATCGCGTTTAAGCCATCCATGTAGCTACCCTGGACATTGAACACGTTTGCGGGCACCAGCCAGTCGTCAAGCTGCCAGTCAATATCCCAGTCAAGCGGAATGCCGTTGACTTGCAGCACATCGGCCATCAGTTGCTGAGCCGTGCGGTCAATGGTGTTGGCGAACGTGAGCACAGGGGAATATGGCGACGCGAGCAGCGCACCCTTACCACGCCCCGACACGCTGATTCGAGCATTTGCGAAAGTGCGGTCTCGACTGATGTTCTCGGCCAGGATGCGATACGCATTGCCATTGATGCTAGCCTCAAGCTCGACTGGCTCGCCGTCAACGTCAGGTTGCAGATTGCCGAGCATTTCGGCAGGCAGCGATGCGTTGAAGCCCCATGTCCAAGAGTCAACGTCAATCGAGAGTGACATCGAGTAGTTCGGCAAATAAACATTACCGGCAACTCGACGCAAGTAGACGTCGTTGATAACCATATAGACCCTCCGAACAGGAACGATTACGGTCTCGCCACCAGGCAAGACATGATTGTTGCAAATGAAAAGCAAGTTGCTGCCGCCAGGTATCTGACTGAACAGCACATGCGGGGAAGGTGTGTAGCAAGGTGTTGGCGTCGGAGGGACAACAGCAGTCTCAATGCCTGCCGGTGGGCGCATCGCGTCTTGATGCCTGGCCAGTCTCGCCACACGCACGCTGACGCCAACACCGAACGATCCTGCCACCATCTTGCGAAGCGCTTGCGCCGTCTGCATGGCACTTTTAAGCGACGGTCTGCGATCTCTATAGCGATCTTGATAGCTTGTCGCGACTTCTGCGCGTCGGTCTATACCATCTTGGAAACGAGAAACCTGCGTCACGCGCTTGTCGCGCAGCATGACATGGTGAGCCGATTTAGTCTGAGCAGACATCTGAGCGCCGTCTTGGTTGGCAGGTGTGTTTGACGTCTTGAGTGACTTGAAGGTCTTTGGCTTGCGGACGGTTGTACTTGCGTCAACTGGTTTAGCAGTCTGCCAAGTTGTCTGCCGCCCGTATGGCAGATGCTGCACACCTTGAGCGCGAACTTCGCTCCCGCTCTTAGCCTGGCCAGCCTTCTGCCAATCGGTGGCCACCGAGCCTACGACCGGACGCTCAACTGCAATGTCGTAACTGACTTCAACTGCGAGCGACAGGCTGGGTAGCAGTGCATCTACTTCAACTTCCCTTGGATCGCCGATAACTACTGCGATAACCAGTGAAGGTAGGGTTGCATTTACCGTGACCTCGTATGCGCCTTCAGGTACAGGCGCGCCCCCAAATATCAGATCGCCATTCGACGCTGGCGGGTACTCAAATATGAGGTCAGCACTAGCCATGCGTTACCCCAATACAGCCGACATCAAAATAACCTGGCCACCGGCAATGATCGAGGTGTCGTCGATCTTGACTGGTGCTGAGCCTGCCGCATCACTGACATCACAATCAATTGACCAGTTGCCGTCACCGTCGATGAAGCGTGCCCAGGTGGCGACACCATTGGCAACGGCAATGTCGTAATCATTCTCCTGCGTCAACGTCAGCACGCCACCTGTCACGGTGCCGCATGGCTTTGTCAGGACGATCTCAGCGAGAAGTGTCGTCGCTGATCCGCCTGCCGCTGGTTGTGTACCGTTGTACAGGCGAATCTTGGCGTGAGCCGTGCCTCTATCGAGACTACTCACGGTTCCATTGAGTCGGTCATTCGCGTGCGTAGTTGATATATGAAGCGTCATGTCATTGCGTCCGGTTGCAGATTGTCGGCAATCACAGCACGGTAGTTGAACTCGTAGTCGTAGCTGATGACGGTGTAGCGCTCATTGCGGTTGATGTTGGTGAAGCTGTACGCGCCCGTAACAGGATCGCTCCATGTTTCGCGGACTACAGTGCCGTCGCGCTCTCTGACCAGGCGCACTTTACGACGAAGCGGCATGTCTGGCGTGCCCTTTTCTTTGACGGTGGCGTCAATGCGTCCATCACCGCCGTGGTACACGTCCATCAATGACGGGATCGGCGCCACATACTTCTTTGTGATTGACGTGAATGTAGGCTCTTTGCGCGTTAGATCGCTTGGATAAATAAAGCCTAAATCCACGAGCGGGCAGTCGTCGAATGGTGCTGCCGGTGGTGTAAAGTCAGCCGCGTAAACACAATAGCCTGCAACGAATCGAACTTCGTCGACCAGTGCGTCGGCTACCGGCAATGCACTGCCGGGCGGGCGTCCTAGCGCGAAGTTGTAATCGTCCGGCGTGTAAGTCCCGTCACTGACAGATTGACTGACGACCCCCACCTGCTGACCACCTAAAAATAGGCGTAACGTGTTCTCATGGTCTCGCGTATAAGCCACATGCAGCCACTGGTTTAGCGTTATGTCGCTCGTGTCGCTAGCGTCAAGGTAGGTACCGTTACTAAGGCGTAGATTCAGCGTCAGACGGTTAGAGGAATTGATCGTTAAGCTAACTATAGGGATGCCGGATGCGGCAGGCTGCATGTGCAGCCCGAATAAGGCCCTGGACGTCGCCGCGTTGCTGCGAATATAAACCCATCCTTCTAAAGTAAAAGGGAGACTTTCAGGTCTACGGCACACGCAGTATGCCCCTCTTACTTGCACGCCATCGCCGAGATCAATAGCGCCGCTTCCAAACTTTTTCGTAGTTGTATTGATTGATACAGGATACGTCGGAAAGGATTGAAAAAGCGTTTGCCGACGCGGGGCTTTATCGGTGAAGTCATCACAGTGCGTCAATAAAAGTGTACTGGCCTCAAAAGGTGTCATGCTTATCTCCAAGGCCCTGTAATGTCAAAGAAGAAAACACCAACTAACGAGTTAACAGCCATGAGCGTCTTGCCACTCAGCCCGGTGACACCCGTTAGTTTGTCCCGAGATGCGAAAACTGATACGCCGATAGTCTGACCGGAGCAATAAAAACCTGGCGAAGTACCCCGGAGCACTGACAGACCTGAGTCTGCAATGTACGCCTGCGTTAAGTAAATGCCGCCATCGGCATGGTTTGGATACGTCATTGGCGCGTTACCACCCGTAGCACCAGAACGTGTCTGGCTACCGACCAGGCACGGGAACGCTCTGCGCCCAGCAATTGAACCCCCTAAACCCGTGTATGGTCGCGCAACATAAAGTCCGGTTGACGCCGCGCCTATGTCTGACGTATCGTAGTCGCAGGAGTTTTGACCGGCTGTGCCAAAAGAGGTATTCGTAAAGCCGTTTATTAGACAGCCATACGCATCAGAACTTTTAACTGAGTTGATGTCGCCAAACACGGAATCAAAACCGTAGTTGCCGGATTGATTCGTGCTGTAGGTGCTCATCAAATACATGATCCGACCGTCGCCAATCAAAATCCAAGGACGCGATGTCGAATCGGCGGCGTTGGATTTTGGCCAGTAGAGGCCGCCTGACATCTGTCCGCCTGTTGGAAAAGCGCCAATACCCGTGTCGACATCACTCATCGTCTCATAGCCTACAACCCGAGAGCTTGTTGTACCCGTGTCGTTAACGCGCAGAAAAAGTCCGGTCGATGTAACGTCAGACGACTTGTAAGCCGCCAAGTTCGTGCCGCTGTATTGCTTCGTCCAGCCGAGCGGTGCCAGCTTGTGTGTGATCGTTCCGGTGGCCGTCTGATTGGAAATACCTGCACACGCGAACGTATATGTGTTGGTCGTAACAGACAGCACTTTCTGCTCGCCGTTGATTGAGCCGCCCGTAACGGTAGCCCCTGCGATCAGCGCAACGCTGCCGACCTCAAACGGATGCCCTGCTGAGCGCGTGACTGTGGCCACGCCACTTGCGATGACGATGCTGTCGACGTTGCCTGAGCCGAAGCCGTTGACCAGGCAAGCGTCGAGAAGCCCGATCATCGCACCGGCAACGCCGTTGAGCACTGGCGCCCCACTCATGGAGCTATGGAAGAATTTTACGGATGTGTCAGCCATGATGGTCTCTCAGGTTAGGGGTGGTCTACGTCGCCACGGATCAAGATCGTGAAGTTGTCATCGGTCACTGTCTCAGGGCCTTGCAGGATTGTGCGGGCAACCCACAAAGGTGCCATCGCAGCAATCGTGTTGAAGCGAAGGACGTTGCCGACAGCCCAGCCAAGACCCCAGCCTGCCGATGGGATGGTGAAGTACGGCAAGCTCGTCGCCGGGTTGTTAGGGGCGCAGTCGCTGCCGGTGTTGCCAGTCGCGATGATCCCGACATGCTCGCCTATGACATTGAACGCTGTGCTGCTGGTAAACACACACGCCCAGCGTTCGGTCAAGGCTCCGCTGTTTGTGACGGTGATTGGATTCTGAGCGTCGTTATATGTGCCGTTAGCCGCGCCTCCGATGACAGAATCGCTCCACACATTCGTCCAAGTGAGCTGATCGAAAACAAGCGAAGTACGAGCACGCACGTCGCCACCGACAAGAGCACTGGAAACGTAGGAACCGGGAACCGGGTAGTCATGCGTAACAGGGCGAGTAAAGCTCAACTGCCCGTTGATCTGAGCGTCACGCACCAGGGTCATGTCCTCAATACGGTGCTCGACCGTAACTGGCTGAGAGTAGCCGGTTACGTCGCTAAATGTGACCAGGCCGGTGTCGAGATCGGCGCTGTAACCTGTGTTGATGACGACACCGTTGTTTCCGATGACTCGCACGCGAGACAGGCGGATTCGACCGCAATTGATCGTTTGCCCATTGCTAACGGTAGCTGGTCCAACGGTTCCGGTATGACCAATGACTGCAAACGATCCTGGCCTGAAGATAGGCACACGCCCATCGGCAGGTAGGCGCACAGGGTTGAGCCCGAGAATCACTGGGTCAAGCGGTAAGTATGCGTAGCCGACTGCGTTGTATCGCAGACTGTCACTTTGCACACCTCGGCTTTGGATGTAGGTGACCCCGACTAGGCCGAGTTCGCTGATGTCGATCACATCGGACTCAGCGGCCATGCTCGCTGGAACGCGGCGACCGAAGCGCACGTCAGCGATGCCCATCTCGTAATCAACGACGCCAAAAATGCCGCGACTACCAGGCGTCTCGCCAACAGGTGCCGATCCGGTTGAGATGATGCCTGAAGAGTTTGCAGTCGCGTTGAATGTGGCTCCGTCTTGCCATGTGCCGATAATGCTGAAGCCTCCATTGATAAGCGGAGCCACGGCAGTACGAAAAGTTGCAGTGTCTGTCAGTAATAGAGTACCGACCCCGGATACGGGTACAACACTGGTAGAGCGCGTGTTATCCGGCACGGGGCTAACCCCTGGAATCCACTCAGTCAAAGTCAGTGTATTTGATGACGAGTTGCCCACAACGGTACCCTCCCCTGTTGCAGGCGACGGGTTTCGCACAATACCCTCGGAGGCAACAACGTGGCGCTCTGAGCCTATATAAAAAGTCGAAAAGCTATCCGCCCCCCAGCCGAATGCATTCAAGAAGCGTGTCTTGCGATATATCAATTCATCCAGTGTAAATGGGTAGTTCTGTGCGGTCGCGCCATCTGAGCCAGCGTATCGCAACATGGCAGCATCACCCTGCGTGCCGGTCCACCAAGCCCATGATGGACGCCCTATCGTCGCGCCACCTGAACCGTTAAGCACGGTCAAAGCTACGGTGCGCAACTCGTAACCCGTCTGCTTAATATAGCTGGATGGGTCACTCGCCCCGAGTGGCACTCGGTTTGCAAATGTCGGCTGGTCTGACTTGAACCCGCTGACGCTCTTACTTATAGAGCAGGCGCCCGTTGTGTAGTTGATGCTACCGACAGTCAAGTTCGCAGTGACGTTGGCTATCTGCAAATTACCTGTCCCATCATCGAACACTCGAATACTCTCTTTCGCGGTCGCATCGGTGCCAGGGTATTCGCGGCTCGCGTATTGACCGATGATGCTGAGTTCGACTGAGCGCAGCTTTACCGGAGCAGTCAGCGAAAAGTTCCACACAGAGCCGCCGTCAGTGAATGCTCCAACAGTTCCGGTGTGCTGAACGGCCTCGGATACAGTCAGCGTTACGGCTGTGCCTTTTGCAGGAAGCACGTTTGGTGCAAAATAGATTTGCCCTGCGCCATAGTAAACCGAACCAACCGCGTCACCAGTCAACACGCCGTTGTTGTCTGTAGCGGTCTTCGCCGACCCGTCATTCCATGCAAGCGTTACGGTGCCTGGCTTGATGGCCTGACCGATTGTCACGAATTTTGCAAAAACCTTTGACGTCGACGTAATCGGGTCAGTGTCTGGAACAAGCGTCTCAGGGCGCGATGGGGCTGACGAACCCCAAAGCAAGATAACTCGGCTTTCGACATCTGGCAGCGCACCGAGCGTCAGTGACACAGTGCCTGTGCTGTAGTTGAGGGTGCCTGCGCCAAAGCTGCTGTCCGAGCCTCGAATGGCCCCGCTACCGTCTTCGGTCAGAACATACCAGCGGCCCTGCGCACGATAACTGACTTGCAGCGTCTTGCGCAGTGGAACTGGGTCAAGCGTGACTGTATACGACAGCCGTTGGCCTTCTTGAGTAACCGCAATACCCAGCGTCTCAGACACAATGGTCGGCTGTGTTGCGGGCTCGTAGATGACGCTGTGCGCACCTGACGATGTGCCGAACACATTCGTACTCAAAGCTACGATGCCATTGTCGTAATCAACTGTGCCGACTGGCGTACCACTCTGCATGAGCAGCCCCCCTTTATCGGTCAAGGTTGTACCTGAGCGAGAAATACTCAGACTGTTCGGCATGATTGAGCCGCCGATATACAGAGACTGCGTTGTGGTAAAGGCCAGGGTCAGATTGCTGGTGATCGCGCCACCTGTCGAAACCTGGGCGACCAGTTGTTGGTTCATTCGAGCATCGGCAATGGGTACTTCCGTGCGTGTACTCGGAACAAGCTGGGTATAGATGCCTTCGGCTTTTACGGTGTAATCGCCCAGGGTCGCGACTTCTTCCAAAGCTACGACACCGTAATAACGTGCCGCGTCGGCGACAATGGTTTCAAATGTCTTGGTTTTACCCGTGTAGTTCATCGTGCTGTCTTGACGTAGCGCGTCAAACCCTGGGAAGTCTTCTTGCAATTGATCGCTGATGTCAAGAATGACTTGTGTGCGTGAGAAATCAGCCTGACTATCGGTGAAATTACGCACGCTGACTGCGACATCTGTTACACGCACATACTGCGAAAACTCATTGCTAAGACCGAGAGCCTTGGTTAGTACCAATGTCGTGCCGACTGACGGGATTGGTGCCTCGTTTCTTTGCAAAAGCGTGACTCGCATTTGCCCTTGAATATGGTCCCCGAACAGATAACCTTGATAAGCGGGGCCACGGGCTAAGTACGACTCCATTCGAGACGACGCCGAGTCGCGTCTGTCGAACTGATCGCCTGTTGTGAAAAGCGTGATCGACACGTTTGGGTCTTCGGGGGGATCGGAGACGATGACATTCAGGCCAAAATAACCGTCGACGTCAGATGTGCGAACACCGGCAAAGACTTTGGCTAAGTTGACTCGCCCGCCTGCGCGGTCAAGCTCACTGATGTCGTTAAATATGCCGTTGCTCGTGCCATCGACAACGACTGCTGCAACGGGTGCCCCGCCGCCTTCAGGTACGTCATCCATCACTTGAGACTTGATGAGTTTTACGTCGCCAGCTTGTATTGCCATTTAGATCACCGTGAAACGCAGGGTTGTAAGATAGTAGTCAGTTGATTGCACGTCGCTGTAGTGAACGAATGGACGTGATTCAATTGCTCGCTCTGTATGCCGAAATATGACGTTGTATGTTTCACCTCGCAGTGTAAGGGTCATCTGCCGCCCGGCGACTGCGGCCCAATTGCGTAAGATGTCAAAGGTAGCTCTCGACATAGCTGCGCTACGGTCATCTTCAGGCTGTAAGGTGATCGGTCTGCCGTTCGTTCTAACAGCCTCTTGGATGATGAGCGCACCGCGAACTGAATAATCAGACGTCTGCTCAATGGGCGACCAATCTTCGTCTGACCAGTACAGGTCTTCTGGCAGTTCGATGTTTGTCGTGTCGTAAGTTAATGTGATTGGCATGATTACGATGCTCGGTTAGATTGATTCTCAAGTTCCTTGAACAGATCGCTCAATTGCTTCGCGTCAGCGGCACTGGCCGTGTTTACCGTCTTTGATGAACTGCCGAACTTAACCGTGACTGTATGCGACGATGTATTTAGGCCCACACTCTTACCCGATGTAATACCACCTGAAGTGCTACCACCAGCACGCTCTACGACGTTGCGTAAAGTGTTGACCCAAGAATCGGCATCGCGCATACCTTCAAGCGACGGCACCTTTGTGCTAGCCATCATCTTCTGGTTCTCAAGAGCTACACGATATGCGTTCTCAATCGCAGGCAACTCACTAGCTGCGAAGCTATCACCCCTGGCCAGTCTGTCTCGCAATTGGAAGATGAAACTGTTGTCGACCGGCCCACCTTGTTGTGACATCAGGTTGCGCTGATAGTCACTGCGACCGTTCTCGTCGATCTGAATGTTGTCGCTTGCATTGCGGATGCCGCCGACGTTGTTGGCTTGGTTCGCAATGGCCTTCGCACGAGCGGCACGCTCAACAGCATCAATTTCGGCTTCCAAGCCTTTTACAACAGAGTCGCTAGCTTCGGCTTCTTTCTTTTTGGCTTGTTCTGACTTGATTCGCAACTCAATCTCGGCACGTTGACGAACTGCCAAGTCGTCTGATCCAGTTATCAACTCCTTCTGAAGCTGTAACTCCTTTATGGTCGCGTCTGCCTCGTCTATTTTTGCCTGCGCGGCGGCTCGGGTCTGTTCAATCGACACGCGCTTTTGTACGATTTGAGCATCTAAGGCGCCTCTCTCATTACCGTAGGCTTGAGCGACCTTCTCAGACGCCTGAGCCTCGGCCAGCTTTACAGACAGGCCGGCTTGACGCGTTTGCGTGTCTACGCGCAAAGTCTCAATGCTAAGACGCAAGCGTGCGGCGGAATCGGCTAGGGCGTCTCGATACGCGTTCAACGCCAATACCTGTTGTCGCATACCTGCGGCTACCGTTTCCCCGGTGACAACCCCGCGCTCTTGCATGTAGCGCAGCGTCTCCACTTCTTTGCTCGCGGCTTCGTATGCCAGCTTCAACTCATCGACTCGACCGGAGTTGTCTTTAAGCGCCAAAGCGGCTGACTGAGAAGCGGTGGCCACGTCGTTTGCGGCTTGTGCTTTTGCACGGGCAGCTTCGGCAGCGGCGCGCAAGCCTTCTGCGTTCTTGCGTTCCGACTCGATTGAGGCAAGAACAGTCTCGTTATTCTCGTTGTTTGCTTCTGCGGCAGCTTGTAGGGCTGATACCTTCTTTTCCAGGAGCGTGGCTTGAAGCTCCCGGACGTCAGCTTCTCCTTGCAACGCCTGGGCGATGTTCTCAGACGCCTTTGCTTCTGCAACGGCTGCAATAGTGGTGTCCCCGTAAAGTTTCGCAAGACCTACTTGCATAGCGCTGCGAGCTTCTATGGCTTTGACTTCTTTGTCTGCAACAACAACGGCTTGCTCTGAGCTTTTTATAGCGTCTTGAAAGCGATCTTGGATGAGCAGGTACGACTGCCGACGACCTTCCTCGGCCTCGGCCAGTCTTTTTTGCAAAGACGCCGACACTCGCTCAGCTTCGGCTATGCGCTCGTTGTAGCCGGTCAGCTTAAACACGCCATCTGCGATTACATCGCTAAGGTCTTTTGCCACGCTGTAAGCCAGGTACGCGGCTGCACCCCACGCGCCAAACCGACCGATACCTGCTGCAAGAGTAGACGCCATCGCGGCTGCGGAGCCCGCTGTCGCCGTTACCGCTTGCCCCATGCGACCAAGTGATGCGATAGCGCCGGTCTTCGACGCAGTGTTGGTCGAGGTGACAGCTGTGTTGGCTTGCAGCGCGGCAGTCTCAGCTACTACATCCGCAGCGGCCTTCTTTCTCGCGACAGAGCCTTGTGCCTCGGCTACGGTGTTCAGCTCCTTTTGAACCGTATTCTGCTTTACGACTTCGGTGTTTACCTTTTGCTCTGTCGTAAGCAGGCGCGTAGCTTCCGCAACGGCTTTGGTTTGACCCAGGTAGTCTAGTAGCTTGAACGCCGCAAAGGCTTTACCTGCGATGAACGCAGCATCCGCGAGTCCCTTGAAGTTGTCCGCAGCAAAAGCTACCGACGTAGTGAGCGCTTTGAAGAACGTGCTGTCGTTAGCGTCTTGCGACAGCTTCGTTATTGCATTTGACAAACGGTTCCACTCAGCTTGGAAGCCCTGCACTTCTTCCTTGGCATCGCCAAACTTATCCGTCATAGCCTTGGCCAAATACGGCAGCATGTCCCGAGACAGCACCTGCCCCGTCTCAATCAGCTTGATAAGGCGATCCGTTGAGATGCCTGTAGCATCTGCCGCCAACTGCAACGCACCTGGCAGCGATTCACCCATCTGACCGCGCAACTCTTCCATCGACACAACGCCTTTGTTGGCGATCTGCGATAGAGCGTTCAGGATATTGCCGGTCTTATCGCTGCTCAGACCCAACTTACCCGCTGCACTGGCCACGGCCAAGAACAGTTCCTCTGTCTGTGACAACGAGTAGCCGCTCGTACTCAATGAAATGCTGAACTTCTTGTACTCGTCCGCAATCTGAGAAAAAGACTGGCCGGTTAAATCAGCCGTCTTACGCAAGAACGCAATCTGACGCTCAGCTTCTTGAAACGAGCCGGTCGAGATCGTCAAAGTGCGACGAAGACCTTCGATCTGGATGTTGGCTTGTAGGAACTTGCTGGCCAGGTCGATGCCTTGGTACGCGGCGGCAAGCTGTACGAACTGGTTTTTCAGAAAGTCAACGCTTGCACCAACAAGATTGAACTGGCCGGGCACCGACGAAAGCTCACGCTTGAGTTCTTTGACACGCTCATTGGCACCGGCAAACGCCCGGTCGAGTTCCAGCTTACTCAATCCCTGCGATTGAAGCAATGCCAGCGAACGGTTCACCTCGTCGATGTCAGCTTTAATCGCTGCGATTGAGCGAGCCCCTGTGACACTGAATGCCTTGTCGAGCGCATTTCCGGCTTGCCTGGCATTCTCTGCGACCTCTGCTTCACGGGCAGCGACCTCATCCAAGGCGTAGCTCAGCTTAGTTTCAGCAGCAGCCTGCTCATTGGCCGCTGCCTTTGCCGCCCGAGCCGCAGTCTCACGTTCAGCCGCAGCACGTTTGGCTAGGTTTACATTTCGCTCGTTCGCTTCAGCGACTGCGGCTTCAATCTCAGCGGATTGCGTGCGCAGTCGGTTGTACTCAGTCGATGCTTTTGCAACGTCATCAATAGCAGCCGCGAGCGCTTGCTGAGCCTGCTCAGCTGCATCGGCAGAAGCGCCCGTCTGCGTGAGTGCATCACGGGCCTTGATAACCGCCTGCGTCTGCTCGTCGTACTTACGACTCAACTGATCGACAGCTTTTTGCGTCTTGTTAGCAGCACTTTCGGCGCGCCCCAACTCGGCGTTTGAATCTCGAAGCTCGCGATTGGCCTGCTGAAGCGCAATACCCTGCTTCTTCGCCGACGTTTCTAAGCCAGCGATCTGTTCTTTTAGATTGCGCTGACGGTCGATATAGTCTTCTGAGCTTTTACCTGCGCGGTCTGTGGAAGCGCGAAGCTCATCAAGCTCACCTTTTACTTCAGCGAGCTTGATTCGGGTGTTGTCGTAAGTCTCCTGAGCGATCTTCTGAGCATCGCGCACATTCTGCGTAGCCTTGCGCTGCTCATCGAGCGAGCGAGCCAGTTGCTCAGACTTGTCGAAAGCCTGAGACATGGCTTCAGCCGTCTGCGTCAACTCCGTTTCGACTTGCTGCAAGCTCTCTGCGGCACCCGCTTGCTTACCCAACTGCTCAAGCTCAGAAGCCAGTCGCTCAAATTCAGGCGTAGCGGCTTTACCGCTTTGCGCCAGGCTGTTCAAGTCTTCCGTCAGGGCCTTGACGCGCTCGGTGTTCTTGACGTTTACGCCAATGCCGAGTTCGACGTCTTTCTTTTGTGTTGCCATTGCTTTCTTCCGGTTAAAAGAAAACGGGGTGCCAGGAATTACCCTGACACCCCGCGCCTGTCGGCCTAGCCGTCAGGGACTTGTCGTGTACGACTTATGCTGCGTCCAGCAGACGAACCGTGTAGGGCTCAATGAAGCCGGTAGGTGTCTTCATGCGACCAGGCATCGTGACGGTGTTGAAGTCGTCGGCCAGGAAGTCGAAGGCGCTGTCCGAGGCGATGATGCCTTCATGCACGGTGACGATGCAGCTTGCGTTGTCAACGAAGTTCACGCCATCCAGCTTGAACTTGGCGCGAACCTGCGCTTGTGTCGAGCCCTTGATTTCAACGCCGCTCACGCTGCCGTAAGTGGTCGTGACCTTCAAAGGTTGATCGTCGATGATGTCGCCGCTAGACAGGGCTTTGATCCAGCCCAGTGTCTTGTTCACGATGAAGTCTTCACCCTCAACGTAGGTGGCACCCGCCGCGCCTGTGATCGAAGCGCTCGCAAAAGTCTGACTGTTGTTGACCGTATAGGTGCCTGTGCCACCTGTGCCTGTGAGGAATGCGGTGATGCGTGTACCGGCTGTCATGCCTGAGCCGGAAATGGCCTGACCGACAGACAAAGTGCCGGAAGAAACAACGCTCACCGTCAAGGTCGTGCCGCTGATCGCGCCGGTAACTGCGGCGGTGACTGCACCACCAGCGACTGTTTGAGCACCTGTAAGAGACACCTTCGACAGCGCAACCCATTTGTCAATCGAAGAGACGATGGCTTCGTTGGTCAGAGTGCCTGATGTCTGAGCCACGCTTGAGGTGGTGCCCAGCAAGGCGATGGCCAGGGAGGTCTTGTTGACTTCGGACAATTCGACTGTCAGGTCAGACGGCTGCGGCACTGGAACCGATTCAATGGTTTGACCGTAGGTGAAGCGACCCTTGGAAACGAGTTCCTTCAGATCGACGTTGGGCTTGATCTCAAACTTGCGGCACTCGAAAGGGCCTTCGTAGTCCAAGAATACACCACCCTCATAACGGGCGATGTACAGATCGCCAGCCCCAAGAAACCGCGTGCGTTGCTCATGATTGAATCTCCAAAAAAGTCGCTCTAAAGAGTTCCCGCAAGTGTAAGTAATGACGAACCCGAAACAACTGCGGGAGAATTGCGTTACGGGTTCGACAGGTCTTCTACGATCTCACATTCAAATTGAATGCCACATGACACCAGCTTTGAGCCGTCCTCGCGCACACCTTTGCTGCTGCCGGTATAGCGCAGACCGGGGGTGGCATTGCGATTCGGTTTGACCAGTCCACCGAACGTCGTGTCATCGCCAAAGATGGCTTTCTTGATGTCAGTCGCGATGTCGTGAATCTTGTCGTTGGGGTTTTCTGGATCGCATACGTCATGACCTTCAGCAATAAAGCTCAAGCTAAGTCGGCATTGCAGATTCTGCTGCTCAATTGGGTCGTCGTCGCCTTCAACCAAGACGATGCACGGCGCTTCACTTTCGTTGAAAGTCAGCTTGCCGCGCTTGACTGACGCGCCGATGTCAGTCAGATAGCCGTTGGCGATGCGTATCTCGCTAAGACGCGCTGAGATGTTCGCGGCCAGTGTCTTCGCTTTGCTCATAGCTTGAATGCTTTCTCAATCTGCTCGGAGAAGTCTGATACTGCCGTCGATTCGAGATCGGCCATTATCAGAGGGATGATCTTTGCTTTCGTGCGCTCAGCATTGAACAACTGCCAAACTGAAAGCGAATGCAACGACTCCATCTTTCCTTTGTTGCCTTTGCCACCTGTCTTGGTCGTGCGGCGCATAAGCAGCACCTCGCCGTTGGGCATGCGCTGCATGAAGGCTTTGAAACCTTTCGATGAAGGTCGTATGATCTTTCGATTGCCGGTACGAACCTCGACTGAGATGTCTTTGGCCTTTGTACCAACCGGCAAGCCAAGCACTTGATTGCCGATTCGCTTTTTGAACGGCAGCTTCGAGCCGGGCTTACGAGGGTTCTCGTACATGGCGCCTTGGTTGACGGCCCCGGCCTGACCTTTCGGCAACACGCCGCCCATTGTCGTGACGAAAACCTGACGACCGCTGTTTCGAGCCGTGCCGTCATTGCGCCAGTTGGTGAACTCTTGCTCAATGCGAGCAGCGTACTGGCGCAAGTTCACTGGCTTTGTAGCAGGCTTGCGCTTGCCGCCCGGACGAAACGCAATGATTGTTGCAGTCGGCTCTTTTGGATCAGTCGCCTCTTCCACGGTCATACGCTCGTTGACATACGACTCTGAAAGCGCAACCCCCGAAAGCATTTGCCGCTTGGCTGTAGCAAAGCCTCGTTTTGTGACTTCGTTGACTGTGCGTATAGCTGTCCCACCCAGGGTGTTGGCGTCCAGGCTACCCAAGCCCTTGGCCAGTACCTCAAGCTCAGAAAGATCGTAGCTTACGAGTGCGGTAGCCATTGTCATGCTTTCAGCAAAATCCAGCGCTGATTTGCACCGTTGTCAGCGATCATCACATCAAGCGTATAGCTCTCACCGACAATAGGGTTGCCGTCTGAATGCAGGTACACCAGGGTATTGCCCTTTTGTGGATCGAGCGCTTTGTCCAGGGTTGCAACAAACTGTGCCACCGTGACGTTGCCTTGACCGTCAACGACTTCGAGCCCGCATTCGAGCGGGGCCTTTGTTTCATGGGTACCTGCAAAAAGAGCGTCCAACCCCAAACGGGATCGAACGCTCTTTGCGGCCCTGACAAACGCAGGGTGCATGGTACTCAGATCGACAGTTCGATCACAGCATCGGGCTGCGTGTTGATCGAGATGGTCTGCGTTTGAGCTTCGATCTCGACACCACGATCCATGCGCATGCGCTCTTGCTTCGAGTAGTACGGCAGGCCGTTGGTGTTGACCGTCTCGACGTAGTCAGCAGGCGCAAAGTGCGTCACGAACATATCTGCGACACCTTCTGGCACAAGAATGGCCTTGCCGTCAGGAACAAATGCCTGGCCGCTGACAGCGCCACGGTATTCCTCCCATTGAATGCCGACAAAGGGAAAGCCGCCACGCTGATCTTCGCGCAAGAACTGGCCTTCGAGCCACAAGTCATAGGCTTTCGCCACAGCGGGATGGCCAACCAGGGCATCGAAGTACGACGCCGAGCAGAATGCGCGCAGGCCGCGATACATCTTGGCGCCGAGAGCGTTTTCGACCTTGCGCTTGGCTTCGACCGCTTTGAGCTTGACTTTGGTCGTGTCGTTGTCGAGCACCATGTCATGGGTCTGCTTGGTCAGGTTGAACAGCGTGTAGCAGTCCAACAGAACGGTACTGCCATCCGAGTCAACAATTTGACCCTTCAGTGCGCCCATGCGCTGATATTCCAGGGTGACGTCAATGTCACGACGGAGCTTGCCGAGCTTGCGATTCACGCGGTTTTGAATCGTTTCCAGTTCTGTTTCACTGCCAAAAGCACGAACATTCTGGATTTCATCGGCCATCATCGCGTCGGCTTTGGCCAGGCGAACGGTCTTGATGTCGAACATGCTGGGCTTTTCGTCGCGATTGCGAGTTGGAACCGAGCCGCGTGCGGAAACGGGCACCAGGCCGAGGGTAGAGCCCAGGCGTTCGATGCTCACTGAAGTAGTGTTGATGGACTCTTCGCCGAAGAGGTTCAGTTCGCCGATGCGCATCGGCTGGTAGGGGGTGTCGTTGATGGCCTTGGTCAGCGATTGCAGACTGAAGGCGTCATCATTGAAAATGTCGAGTGATGCCATGACAGAGTTCTCCTGTAGAGTTGGATGACGCCGGAAATCAGCGGAAGAGGATCATGGCCGCAGCCAGGTCGGCGCGACCATTCGCGTCGATGCCGGTCAGCATGGAGTCTTGGACTTCAGCCAAGCGAGCGATCATGACGGCCTTTTGATTGGTCGCCGTGTCGGGCACACCTGCGTACAGGATGCCTGCTGCGACGTCGGCATCGCCAGCGCTGTTGCCATTGGCGTAGGCTTTGTAACGGCCATTGGCCATCTTGCCCACCACCGTGCCGGGCACCATCGCGCCTGCGGTTGAGTCAATGACGATGTTTTCGCGGCTTTGGTAGCCATTGGCTTCCGAGAGCAAAAACTCGCCGGTCAGCTTACCTTGTGTCAATGCCATTTTCAGGCTCCTTTGTGAGAGTTACGACGTGCAGCCCAAACGTCAGCGGTTTTCAAACCCGCCACCGGCTGCGGATCGGATGGCGTGTGCTCATTGCGTCGTGCGCTGCTCGTTGGCTTCTGCTCATCCTCGCTAGCGAGGCTGTTGCAGAGTTCAGCGCGAACATCGGCGACGGACTTCTTGTCCTGAATGAAGCGATCACTCAGATCAGGCTTCTTGGCGACTGCGCACAGAGCCGCAATTTCACGAGCATTCGTGAGTGCTGCTTTGGCGTCGGCCACGCTTGCGTAGTTGGTTGCGAAGAATGCAGCTTGGGCCTCGAAGCCAGATTCTTTGGCCAGGGCCTGGACCTGCTCAGCGACTGTCGGCTCAGCGTCTACAACCGGATCGGCTTTCGGCTCGTTCTGTGGCGAAGTCTGTTGCGCTTGCACAGTGCGGAACAGCGCTTGCACATTTGCAGGCAGGCGATCAATCTCAAAGCTGGCGGTAGCCCGCACGTTTTCCGTAACCTCATCCGCAAAGCCAAGCTCTTTCGCTTGCTCCGCGCTCATGTAAGACTCGTCCTTGAGCAATGCGCGAACTTCGTCTTCGGTCTTGCCGGTACGTGCGACGTAGATGCCGACGAGTGAGTTGTCGATCTTGTCGAGGATGTCCGCAGTATCGCGCATGTCCTCCGCGTTGCCCCAGGCCAGGGCCGACGCATAGTGAACCATCATCATGGAGTTCTCAGGCATGACGATCTTGTTGGACGCCATGACGATGAACGACGCAGCAGACGCCGCGATACCCATGACTTTGGCTGTGATCGTCACGCCACCTTCGCGAACATTCTTCAGTGCGTTGTAGATGGCGAATCCGTCGAACACTGAGCCGCCTGGTGAGTTCACGGACAAGGTGAGGTTCTTCACGCTGTCAGGCAACTTCTTCAAATCACTGATGAAGTCGCGAGCGGTGATACCCCAAACGCCGATTTCGTCATGAATGTCGATTTCAGCTTCTTCGGGTTTGTCGGCTTTCGCCTTGACGGTGTACCAAGTCTTCATATGCGTCCTCTGTTGGCTGCGATTCTATGTGCGTGGCTTGTCAGCCTTGCTGCGGTCGTATTGCAGTCGGCGTGTAGAGCGCGTGCGTTTAGGGTCGCGCCACCACTTGTCGCGCAACAGGAAATACAACTGAGCCACCGTGAACAACAGGGCGGCGACTTGCACCCACTGAGACAGCGACAGACCGAAGACAAAAGTGCAAGCCTCGGCCATTGCTGCGAACAGCCATGCTGCGGCTATCTTCAAAAATGCAATAGGTGTGTCGTTCTCGTGCATACCTTCGTCCTTTCCCAAATGCGACGAATTATGCGAATCAAATAGGTTCATGATGCTGCGCTCCTTTTGCGCGATGGTGTTGTTAAGTAAGCGTTGCGGCTGCGACAAAAGCAGCACACTGCTCAAGGGTTGGAGGCGTCAGGGTGGGCCAGCGCTGTGCGTAGTCCTGCGCGCATGCGTAATACAGGACGGACGGGTCGGCCAGCATTACCCTGGCGCGGTCTTTGAACGCCGAACGGCATACCGTGCTGCAAGTGATTGTGTCAGCGTATACGGGCTCACCCTCCACGTAATCAACAACATCACGAGCAAAGGATTCAGACCCGCCCGTGTCAGGGTCCATAGCCCGGCCAACCATCGCCGCAACACTGGCGAGCGAGGCGGGCACCGTGATGGTTATGTGTGCGTCGTATATCGTCATATCACTAACCCCGCGCACGCAGCAAAGGCTCTTTCGAGCGTTACCAATTCAGTATCAGATAAGTTTCCGCGACAAATAACATGGCTGGCCATTTTTCCGTCAAAAAACTCGCCACCATAGCTGCGCGACCCGAGTAAGTAATTGTTAAAAGTGGTGGAGGCTAGCGAGCCTGTGTTCGTGCCCTGTAAAACACTGTTTACTCGAAGCGTTTTGTTAGCCCCGGACTTGCGCCCGCAGGTCACGTATGTCGTACCTGCCACCACAGAAGCCGATGACGTGACACGCTGAACAACGCCACCCGAGTCTCGCCACAACATTTCAAGCAGTCCTGTATTTAGGACGCTGAGCCGAGCAAGCGCAAGGCTGTCAACCGAATGTCCTGCCGCAGCCAAAACTCTGCCCGAAGCCGATGTAGCTGAAGTGGCTGAAAACACACTGAGCATCACGAAATCGTCAGCCATCTGGATCGGCATTGATGCCAAAGTCAGCCGATCATCCGTGCCGTCAAACTGCCATGTGTAGCGTCCTGACGCATCGAGCCTCAATATCGGCTTTTGCGCTGTAGTCGTGTTGTTTGCCGTGATGCCGCCGAATGGATCAACTACCCGCCCAACCGGGCCGTCCACAGACGCCAGCGTTGCTGTGGCGTCCGCATAGTTACCCGCATCGACACCATTGAGATAGCCGATACCGGGTAGATACAAGTGTGCATCCGCGCCCAAGCGGCGAAGGACTGCAAAGCCAGCAGCTATGCGGCGCCGCTGTGGGCTTCTATTACATAGCGTCATAAGGCTCATGTTAGTGCTCGCGTGATGACGTTGATAGCGCGAGCCGCGCCTTGATTGATCGGCGAGCCTGACGTGCCAGATCGGAAGCGAATGTAACGCCAGGGTAAAAGGGCCATCACGTCGACCGAATAGGCGCCCCCAACTACAGGACTTGCCCAGGTGCTTGCGACTGATTGATCGGAGTTGTAAACGCCGACTACATTCCAATCCGCGTTGTTTGAACTTACTTCAATATTCAACGCAGCCGACGTCCATGCCGCTGGCATCAGAAAGCCGATGAGGGCCGTCTGATTCAAGTCAATTACCGAACTGACAGAAGCGCCATTTGCAATTGTCGCAGAGCTTACGCTGCGGACAGCACCTGCAATGACTTTCAGACCGCCCGTTGGGTCTGAAGGAATTGGCGTCATCTTGTTATCGCTACCGAGACCGTGAATAAGTGTTTGCATGCTGAATCTCCTATATGTTACGAGGTTGGGTTAGTTGGTTGGCGCAACGCGAATCAAGCCTTCACCCAACCAAACATCATTGGGGGTGGTCTCACGTCCCCATGTCTCGCCTGACACAGCCTCTTGCGGTTCGTTGAGTCGAATGAGGTACGCAGACGCCGAGCCGGGGAACGCCCGCCGACCTATGACACGCCCTCTGCCGCCAGTCTCAGTAACCTGTACTGACTGCCCCTCTTCAAACTTGAAACTACTCATGGTGAATTTCTCCTAATGGTTAAATGGCCGAATCAACGCTCTGTCAGCGTGCCCGCGATGCGGTCGATGTACACAGTAGTTGTTTCTCCAGCGGGAGCATGAATCCGAAGCTGCGGGTTAATGCTTGCCGTAGTTGGCTGCACAGGTATCCCACCTGTACCAACACGCATACCAGGGCCTCGCAGGGGTGTGCTTGGCGATGCGCCGAAAGTTGGCGACGATGTGCCGAATTGAAAGCCACCGGCAGCATCAAACCCGAAGTTGAGGATGTCGACAGCCCCGAGAGCGCTCGACTTGACATAAGCCAGGTCCGCACGCACATCAAGGTCGTGAGTCTGGAATGACACCTCGGGCACGGGGCGCAGCACAACACTGCCCGCCTGGAATAGCGTGCCAAGTGTGGTTGGCCAGGTCGCAGTTGGGTCGCTGCCAGATGCCAAAGAGCCTTCGCTCAATGCTTGATAGATAACCCCGTTGGCGACGGTAGGCTTGATGCAGTTACCTGCTTGCAAGAACCGCGATGCGACCCAGGGGAGAATAGCGAGCCGACCCATCGCAATGTACGCAAGACTTGATGCAGTCGTGCCTGTAACGACAATCTTCCATGACCCGTTTGGGTTGTAGTCGTAGCTGAGTGATGAAACAATGGTCGCCCCGCCATCTGGCTCAACAGCGCAACCCGCTGGCTGCGGCCCATATGCCCCTGATGAAAACCCAAGCAGGTCGGGATTTGGGAGCATTTGTAGCGCGGGAAGATTCTTACCAACTGGGGCGAAAACACCAGAAAAATCATCTACAACCGAATAAGCAAGCGACCAAGAGCCAAAAAGGTTCAGATGCAAATTGTCGTCGTGCCAGGTGTCTCGAATGTTGGACAAATCTGGCTTGTTTGTGTACCGGGCAATATCAATGCACTTGTACTTCGCGTAGCCGTGATCGTTCGTCAGGCGCCAAGTGTTGAATGCCGCAAGTACGTTGCGTTCTGCGAGTGTCAGAGATTGCGCCGTTGTTGTTGTTGTGTCAATCCAGTAAGCCCCCCTGGCTCGCATCCAGTTCATGATTTGGATGTGGTACGCCTTCAGCTCAGCAAGGTTTCGACGAGACAGAATGATGTCATTGATACCGAAGTCAGTGATGAAACCACCGATGTCAGAGCGAGCAAATGCAAATTGCTCCGTCAGTGAGTTTGTCATCCACGCCCCACCAGCAGCCAAGTGCTGACGGATATTGATACACCCGCCAAGCAACATGTTCAGGTTGTATAACCAAATCTGCTGGTCCCTGCCGCCTTGAGCCGCTTGATAAAAACGCGAATCGCCTGCCAATGCAAATTTCACTCCCGCAGGAACGAAGCCGCGTATAGCTTCAGTCAGCGCATTGAGAGCGTAGCCTGCTGGTACGACTCGCTTGTCGTCAGTGTGTAAAAGACGCTCGCTCAGTGCGACGGCGCCCTCGTGGCTCATGCCGGATTCAGTCAACAGTCGAATAACGAAAGACATGATAATTTCCTTTCAGTCTTAAATTGCGCCGGTTGATTCGGCGTGGTTCTTGATAGCAGCGAGCAAGTTGAGCATTTGCTCAAGCAGCGCTTCTGGATCGGGTTTCGGTTGGTTCGGATTGGGTTGCGCTGGCTTTGTTTTAACCTGCTCGTTGTCAAGCCCGAGTCGCTTCGCACGCTTCTTCGATGCCGCACGCTCCTTGTCGACCGTGTTCGGATCGTCACCACGCTCAGCGATAACCGAGTCGCGAGAGCGAAAGCCTGCCTCGACTTCCTTGGTCTTGGCTTCAACGTCTTGCGTCGGGTGAATGTATGCCCAGCCTTGGGGCGCCCATTGAACGCGTTTGCAGTTGTCAGCGAGACTGAAGCCGATCTTGCCGACAATCGTTGCCATGTCGACCCACGCTTCGCGCACCGGCTGACACATCTGAGGGATGATGATCTGCCACTGACGCTGCTCGGCGTAACGACGGAACTCGTTGATGATGATGCGCAGCGTGCGATCTTGAATCTCGCGAATGTCGCCAGATGCGAGTTCGTAAGGCATGCCGACGCCCGCTGTGGAGCCGATGTGTTGACCTCGAATGAACTCCGAATAAGTCGTACCCGCTTCAGGCGGGTTTGCAAACTCCATCGACTCACCTGGGATCAGCTTGTGAACGATGCCGGGCTCAAGGCCAACCATTGGATCGCCATCTTCTTCGGCTTCGATTGCCTTACCTGTGACTGGATCGGTGCCGTCGTTAAAACCTGGCAAGCTGTCTTGCTTGATGAATGCTGCAAACAAGTTGGCGATCTTGTAGCGTTCAATCACGGCGTCATCGACATCGAGCGTATTGCGAACGCGCACAAGCACGGGCGCGAAGTCAGGTACGCCGCGCAATTGACCGATGCGCTTTGGCTCCATGATGTGAAGCATCTGGCTCTTGGCGATACGAACCAATTGATCCGCGCTCGGACTACAAGGCTTGTCGCCTGGATGCTCTTTGTAGACCCAGTAGGCGACTTTCTGGTTTGAGCGATTCAACTCGATGCCGCTGCGAATCTTGTTGCCGCTTGGCATGCGTGGCCAGGTGTCGGCATCGAGCATGGGCACCATGTCGGCTTCGAGCAGTTGAATCTGCATCGGCACTTCCATGCCACCGTCGATACGACGCGGACGAATGCGTACAAAGCACTCACCCGACTCAAGCCATGCACGGGTTGCCAGCGTTTGCAGGCCATAAAAGTTGAGCAAGCTGTCTGCATCGCAGACTTTGCACCAGTCGTCCCAAAGCAACTCAACGACTTCGCGCTGGCTTTCGCTTTCAATCTTGTCGACACGAGGCACGATGCCTGTGCCGATCAGATTGGTCGTCCAGTGCTGAAGGGTTGACGCGTTTGTCCAGTCGTTGCGAACCGCATCGCGAGAGCGGTTGCGAATGGTCTGAAGACCTTTGATCGCTGCGTTTGGGCCGCTGTTTGGAGCCTTCCAGCCCTTCACTCGGCGACCCTGGCCACCAGCGTCGTACTGATTGACCACCGTACCTAACGTCGTACCTATGGCGGCAGCTACCTTGGTCCTGCTTGTTGTCTTTGCCGCTGGCTTGACTGAGGTCTTCGCAGCGGGCTTTGACGCAACAGCGCGGCGACTCACCGGCTGCGTTCTAGCAACTGGCTTGGCGGCTGGTTTGGCAGGCTTTGCAGGAGTTCGCGCCATTACTTGTACCCCCGACCCGCGTAGTACACGCGGGTGTGTTTGGAGCGCGGAGCTTGGGCACCGCTCGAAACTTCCTGAGCGGTCAACTGCTTTTGCAAGTCATCGCGAGCCGTCTTCAAATCCTGAATGGAGCGGTACGTCACGCTCTGCGAGCCGTTGGTGACTTGACGCTCGGCTGATGCGATCTGGTCGTTCAGTGCGTCTATCTGAGCTTGGGTGACTGCCATTTTGTACACCGTAATGAGTAGTGACAAATTATGCAGTCCGATATGTAGTCAACCGCTGCGGATCATTTGCGTGATACCAAAGTCGTATAAATAGTGCTGTATGATTTACGCATGGAAAAGAAACCCCCTCGAAAGCGCGGCCCAAAGCCTTTGATTAACGGCGAGACCTTGAAGCGCAAACAAGTGACGATTGATGAGATGACCGAACGCATGCTAAAGGTGCTCGGCAAGGGTAATTTGTCGGCGGGGGTTCGCGCAGCGGCTAGCGTGGCCTATGCGGATTACCAACGGCAGAAAGACTAAGACCCTGAGACTTTCGACTCAGGGCCTTCGCCTGCCGCTTTACCCTACGGCTCGGGTTCCAGGTGCTCACTTCCACGTAAAGCGATGTGAATTTAGCACTTGCTTTACGTTCCGTCAACCCCGGACATAGCTCGACGATGCTGAGCGTCTTTTCGGGCGTCTTGATGCGGCTGGTCGCGCTTCGGCGATTGGCATAGACGCAATCTGCCGATCCTCTTGCTCGTCTCGTCGCTCATCACGGCTAATCAAATCGCTGTTCGTCTCAAGCGGACGCGCCCAGGTGGGTGGTACTTGCCAATTGAAGCGATCTGCACCAAGACGTAGGCACGCGGCTTCGCAGTAGGCCAGCAAGTCGAACGCTTCGTTGCGCTTTCGTATCTGAACCCATAGACCTCGCTCGTTGCGCACTTCGGCCTGTAGCTCATCCCACCAGGCACGCGGCAACCATGTAGGAACATGGATGTAGCCAGGCCCTGGTACGTCGCGTCGAATGCCCGTCTCGATCACATCCTTGAGCTTGTTCGTGTTTAGCAGGTATAGCGTGATGTCGTGTTGCTTACCGTCCTTACCACCGACCTTCGTCTCTTTGATGAATGGGAAGTTGGCTTTCTGATCGCGCCCCTCACCTTTGATGAGCATGACTCGACTTTCGAGACCTTGCTTACCGATACGTCGATACCAAGCATATGCTCGGTCAGTCACCCCATCTTCACCACCCGTATCGACAACCGTTGTTCGGATACGAAGCTCTTTACCTTCGATTGTCGTCTTGTATGTGGCGCGAACGACCTTCTCGGTAATCATGTCCCAGTCTTCCTCATAACGGGCTGGGTCGATTGGCGCAAACTCGTCCCCCATGCCTTGACGGTTAGACGAGGTGATGCTGTAGCGGTCAACAATCCACTTCTCGCGGTTTGGGCCGACTGCATGTACCTGCACGACGAAGCGAGAGTTCATGCCACCTTGCACGTCGACCGTTGCGACCAGAAACCTTGTTTCAGGCGGAACGATGTAACGCAACAAGTCTTTCTCAGCACGAGACGACGGGTCTTGAGCGTTTTTCTTCGCGTCGTTTAGCAGTCGACTCATGTACGGCATGCCCTGGTCGGTGTTGACCGTGGTCTTCAGCGTTTCTTCGCTGTCCGTCAGCGAGTAGTCACGTAGCCCCTGCAAGTAGCGAAGCACCAGCGAGCGCCATGATTGATACGCCGCAGCTACACCGCCAAGCCAGTAGCCTGCGATAGAGCTTTCAATCGCCTTTCCGTGAACGTCGCCATACTTATCCATTCGCAGACCATCTTGTAGCCATACGCCTTCAGCATTCAACTGCTTTCGCTGGCGTGGCACCATCGGCCCATTGCAGTGAGGGCAGATAACTCGGTTGTATTGCGTTGCGATCTCTTCAAGATCGGCTTCACGAACTATCTCAAGCAACTCTTCGTCACCGGGTAGACCAAACAATCTCAGCCCCGGTTCAGCTTCAAATCGCTCAGAGCAATGCCAACACTTCCAATACCAGCGTCTTCGGTCACTTTGGTTGTACACCCCGAGCACACCTGTGACTGGCGGGGCTTCATGCGGCGTGGCTGGGCGCCAGTGTGGGTCAGTTAGTTGTATACCTGGGCTTGACTCGACCAGGCACATGCCCCGTGACATAAAAGTTGCGGTTCGTTTCAGCACCAGTTTGAATAATGGGCCTTCCCCGTTGACGTTTTCCGCATTCTCCATGCGGTCTAGGTCGGTAATGGCTGCGTAGCGATACGACGAGCCCGCCACGTTTGGGCCGGTTGGCCAGCCGATGCGCAACCACATACCGTGCTTGAACATCTTGTCGTGCGTGTTGTCGTCTTGCGTGCGACCCATGAGCGCGTGTAGCTTAGGGGAATGAGTAAGGGCACGCGCAATATCTGTCTTTGAAAACTCACGAGCCTTGTCCTGGGTCATCTGAATGAACAGCATGTCGCCTGGATCGTTTACGACATTGTGAGCTAACCACCCGAGCAGAAGACCACCTGTCTTACCTGTGCGGGCAGGGCCTGCAAATGCAACACCCTCATGTCGTCGACTGGCGAGCATATCCATTGGCTCGACCATGTACGGTGTTAACTCAGCCGACCATTTCGTCGGAATCATGCCAGGCTGCTTGAATATCAGGTTGTCGGCTGCGCCTTGCGATACTGATATTTTGCGGGCTGGTTGAAACGCCAGGTATGGGCTGAATACGCCCGCGATAGCTCGACTTTCGTGTTCAATCATTTTCATCCGCTTCAGCTTCTTCGGCCTTAGCTTGCGTATAGGTCTTCTCAAGGTCTTTCATCAACTGCATTTTTGCCGTGTTGATGATCTCGCCGACCTTTATGCAAATGTCCGGGTCAATACCGTCACGCTCAAGTGCGTCGGGTATTGCGTCCATTGATTGACTACATGCTGCAAATGCCTGGGCGGCAGCGCTTTCAACTGCGTCACGGTAAACGACTGAACCTTCGTCGAGGTCAGCTTTGACCTTAGCTGAGCGAGCTTGCTGTTCTTCTTTGTCGGCTTTTGCTCGTTCAAGTCGCTGATAGTCCGTTAGCTCGCCTTCAGGTGTATTTGAGGTTGCGCTCTTATGGCCACGCTTTGGGCCAGTGTTGGGGCGGGCTCCACCTCGACCAACTGACGTCTTTATCAGCGTTGCGTCGGCAAAGAATTCATCAATGGTTTTGTTCATGGTGAGGATTATTACGCGAGTGCGAAATGAAGTCCAACAGTCGCACAATTTAATGCTGAGAATCAGTTTAACTCAGTAGTAGATACCCTAACCTACAAACGCAACATTGTTTATTCAAACTTAAAAACTCAAAAACTCGCGAAGGTCGGGCTTCTTCGTCCCCGCACGTTACGGGAAACGCTAGGGGCCCCCGATAGGGTATCCACACCATTTGATTGACCGTTGTCGCGCCTCTAGCTGATCGTGTGCATAGCGTCACGTATGTATGTCCAGTGATGCAGTGATGCAGTGATGCAGTGATGCAGTGATGCAGTGATGCAGTGATGCAGTGATGCAGTGATGCAGTGATGCAGTGATGCAGTGATGCAGTGATGCAGTGATGCAGTGATGCAG